ATGGCTTCGTTTAGAAAGAGCGGCAATGGTTGGCGCGCTGAGATCGTTAAAAAAGGGCTCAGAGAAAGCGCGACCTTCCCCACCAAAAGAGAAGCCCAAGAATGGGCATCCAAGCGTGAGGCCGAAATTACAGCCATGCGAGCCGGCAAGGTTATCCGCTGGACATTGCACGATGTGTTGGAAAGATACATCACTCAAGTGAGCCCCACTAAGGCCAGTGGAGACAAGGAAATACTCAGGCTGAAAGCCATTCAACGCGACGACATTGCAAAGCTCATTATGCAAGACATCGGCGCACCGGACCTTGCTGCCTGGCGGGACCGGCGTCTGGAGTCGGTGAAACCAGCCTCAGTTCTGCGTGAGATCGGGTCGCTGCGTGCCATTTGGAAGCAAGCAAAAAAGGGCGAATGGGGCTATGTTGATCATGACCCTTGGCCAGAGGTGACCAAGCCAGCAGCAAGCAAACCGCGCACGGTGATTTTCGAGGAAGGAGAAGTGGAACGAATTGTCGATGCGCTCGGGTATTACGGTGGCAAACCAGCCAGTCGACGGCAACAAGCTGCAGTGGCACTTTTGCTATCGCTCGAAACAGCAATGCGCGCAGGTGAGATTATCAGCTTGACCTGGAACTGCATCAGCTATGAGAAGCGCACCGCCTATCTGGCCAGCACCAAAAACAGTGACGATCGGTATGTGCCTTTATCGCGTCGAGCAATCGAATTGCTCAAAGCAATGGAGGGTGTGCACGACGAAAAAGTGTTTGATCTGACATCAGCCCTACTTGATGTCTATTATCGTTCCGGGCGTGATTTGGCCGGCATTTCTGGCCCGACCTTCCATGACGCAAGGGCTACCGCTATTACTAGACTTTCAAAGAAGCTCGACATTTTAGAGTTGGCTCGCATGGTCGGCCACCGCGACCCGCGCAGTCTGATGATCTACTATCGCCAATCACCAACAGACATCGCAGCAAAACTGGATTGAAGAAGACCCGCCATAGAGCGGGCTTTTTTGCGTCCAGGGGCTGTAACACCTGTCAAGCGGTTAAGTGCTAAATTACTGTTTTTTTATACAGCAATCAACCATGACTCGCCCTCCCCTCCAGCTCTCCCAGCTACGCGAAATACAAGATCGCAATCCGAGCAACGCTGACGTCAAAGCCCTACTCTGGGAGATACGCCGACTTCGCAATGTGGTCTGGCAGGTCTCGGAGAATCACAAAATAATCCGGAGGGAGTGGTCACAGGAGGTTGGCAGTCGGTTTGTTGCCATTGAACAAACTCATATGCTGCTGCAAGATGAAGATGTCACTCATACAAACTCCATCTGAGGTGCTATATGTGTGGACGAATTAGGCAGGCCCGCGAGCCAGTTGACTATATAGAGCCGATGAACTGGAACCCACATGACCTCGGAAGGCTCACCGACGGTCTGAAATATAACGTGCCACCTGGCACCCGCCCGCTTGTCATGCACCAGCTCGGCGATGGCAGCAACCAGATCGACCGTTTGTTCTGGGGCTACAAGCCAGGGTGGTACAAGCGGTCACCGGTGATCAATGCAAGGCTAGATACCATCTTGAAGAAATCGCCAATGTGGCGCGGCCTACTCGGCAAACGTGTGCTTGTGCCGGCTGATGGGTGGTTTGAGTGGACGGGAGAAACCGGCGACAAGCAGCCATGGTTTATTCATGCCAAGGACGGCGAGCCTATTTATATGGCTGCGATTACGGCTTGGCAGCCTGGGACGGCAGATGATGTTGAACACGGCTTCGCCATAGTGACTGACGCATCGGCTGGTGGGATGGTCGATATTCACGACCGCAGGCCAGTGGTTTTAACGCCAGAAGCTGCACGCGAATGGACTTCGCCAGACACTGCCATCGAATCAGCGCTGGAACTGTTGAGCACTGCGCGGCAAGAGACTGCATTCACATGGCACCCCGTTACCCGACAAATGAGCAATGTGAAGTATCAGGCCCCAAACACAGATCACCCTACGGCTATATAAATGTCATTTCTATACATTAAGTTACGCTCGTAACCTTTTGGGGGTTTTAAAAAAACACCTGAGCGTAGAGTCATTAGAACCAGTAGCAATGAGAATTATTTTGCAGTGCCCTAGCTCGTTCGAGATCAACTGTAACCTGTATCACCCTTTACCAAAGGAGCAATATATGGGAAAGCTAGACCACGGCACAATGTGTATCATGTGCCAAACATTGCCACTTTCCAAGCCCCACACATCGGGACATCCCAACATGACACCACTTACCCCAGAAGAGGACTTTGGCGAATTTGGTGTTCAGCGTCTTTATAGATGCTCAGTCTGCCACACACACTGGCTTTATCAGCAGGATAAATGGCAAGCATGCTTAGGGTTCAAGTTATGGTCAGGCACATTAAACACCTTTCTGTCGCAAGACAATCGGCCTGCACCTCTACCTCAAGTGGCAATTAAAGGCAGTCCTACAACTGGGCCGGCGCGCCTGAGCTAAGTCATCGCTTACTATTGAAGCAGCCAATAGAATACCTCTCCCACAAACCGTTCCGATTTAAGTTCTGAGATGCTGTGGATGAGACATGGGAGAGGGTCAAAGTCGTTTACTTATAATACAACGGCCGAATTCATAGGCTCCGCCTTGCAGGGCTCATTTAGCAAAACTCTGCAGCGACAGTAGTTCGGCCCGTTGCCAGCAAGTGAAACTGGCCCGCCCCGACTTATCTTGTTGCACATAAACGCTCCCATGTTTCAGCCTCCGTCTCCACGTAACGCAGCACCCTGATCGGCGTGGCGTCGATCTCAGCATCAGAGCGCCACTGAAACGGACGCTGTGCGGCGGAGCAGTAGCTACCGCCCCCGAGTGTCCCGCATCCGCTTACGAGCGCGATCACGCACAGCATCATCGTCCAGCCGCTCAATCGTTTCAGCTGCATCACGTCCCACCTCCACAGCGGCCATGTCCGCCTTTGTTTGTTTCTGCTCTTCCTGGGCCCTTCCCTGACGCCGACCTACATGCAGTAACGCCAGACCAGCAAGGACCAGGCCGCCCAGCAAGCCAAACCAGCCTGCCACCTTTCCCCATAGCGCTTTAAACAATGGCCGCTCCTATCTTGATTGCCTCAGCCCCAGATGCGCCCAAGAAACGAGCGCGGTCTGCAGCACGACGGCGACGCAGGCCCAGCAGCACCTTGCCGCCTGATTTGTTCCAGCGCGGGAATTGCTCAGCAGCACCGGCCTGGTCGCCGGCATTGAACAAGCGGACCAGCGTGGAACCTTGAAATGCTTCCACGCCGATGTTGTATGCAAGGTCCACCATGGCATCGAGCTGAGCCTGGGTCGCAGGACGAGTCAGTGCGTTCAGAACACCAGGCACGAACTCATGGGCCAGCCGGCGTTGCAGACGTTGGTCGGCCTCAGCCTGAGTGATGCGCAGGCCCTGAACGACGTCCGGCCCGGTGTCGCCCCAGCCGATGGTCCAGACCTTGCCGTCGGCATCCCAGTAAGCTTCCAGCCGGCAGCTCTCGAAATACCGCAGGATGGCCAGGCCGTCGGCGGACATGTCCGTCGGTGAAGCCTTCTGTGGCTCTGGTGTGGCCTGCTCTGCTTTCTGTGGCCGAAAAAAAAGGGCCAACAGGCCCGTGATCAAATTCAACAACGACTTCATTCTGTTTTCCCTCCAATCGCGCCTTCGCGCAGTTCTGTCATAACTTCGAGCAGATCGGCCTTGCGCCGCTTGTCGAAAAAGTTGAACGCCCAGCGCACCACCGCCCAGCCGGGCAGTCCGCAGGCAAACGCTAAGCCCAGCATGGCCACCAAACCTACCGGGTTGTTCGCCCAGTGGTGCAGCTCGTAGTGCTGGATCACCGCGGCACCGCCTGAGATCGAGGCCACCACCGTGCTGATCACCCCCACAATCCATTCGGACTGCGTGCGCGGCCGCAGAATACACATCACCACCAGTGTGGCCAGGCCTGCCCCGATGGCGCCCATGCCTGCTATTCCTCCCATCGCCTTCCAGACGGCCAAACCAGCCGCCGATGTTCCCGTGCTTGTCGGTTCCAAGTCCTTCCCCTTGTGTAATACGGTCGGCATGGCTGTCTCCCGTGAAGCGCTGCAAAAGCAGCAGACGTAAAAAAAGCCGCTTAGGCGGCTGGGTATTCCCACACGATTTGATCGACTGCTGCTTTATCCGGCGCCAGCTGGACCTGCTCGGCCAGCGCCGCGTTGTGTTGCATCAAACTCAGAATCCGAGCCTTGGCCTCTCGACCAACCTGCTGGATCTGTGTGGCGGTGTGCGGGCGCATGGCCCACTCCCCCGTGGAGTCCGCACACCAGAACGGCGTTACCCAGTCTGCTGGCAGGTCGGCAAGCAGCGAATCGGTCACGCTACCGGCCAGGTTGAGCTGGTCGGTCTCTTTGCTCGGGTACAGATGCAGCTCACCCAGGGCGTCCGACTCGAAGCCAGCGGTAATCGCGGCGCGGCAGGCCGCGGACAGTGTGGTGATTTTTGCGTCCTTGTATGCCTGCATCTGCGCGGCGGCTGTGACGAGTTTGCTGGTATCAATGCTGATCTGCATTCAGTTCCTCCGGGTATTCGGGTTCAGGGGTCGGTTGTGGCTCGGGCGGGAATTGCGGCGGTAGTGGAATGGGGCCGTCTTCGGTAACGAGGATAGGCTCCGGGAAGCACGCTGCAGGGTCTGTTTGACCTGCTGAGATGTGGAAAATAAGACCGCCTATCAACAAGTCCGTTGTGGTGCGCTCGATCACTGCGCTTTGCAATAACGGGTGGTCGATGGCACCGGCCGGCAGCGAGTCACCTGGCTGCATAAACGATAAGTCCAGAGCATCCCCGTTTATAGTGATGGTCGCCCCTTTCCGCTCAACCACCAGCGGGATCACTTCTCCGCAAGGAATCTGCGGACTTAGTTTCAAAGTGATAATCATGCTTTCCACCTCCCGATAGCAACGGCCCGCATAGCAAACCCCTCATTCCATTTAATGGGGCTGTTGATTTTCAATCCAACACCAGACCCTGAGCGTGACGGCCCTGTTGACGCCCAAAGTATGTTATTTGTCCCGGTTGTGTCAGCGTGAACAACATAAGGGGTTGAGGATACAAACGTCATCGGGAATGTCCAGTATGTTTCCTGCCCCGTATACATCCCACCAGCTTGTACATCAACCCAGTTAGATGTCAAAGTTGGAGACCAACACATCTGGGTGCCATCCGCAAACCGCACCCACGTTCCGTTAGCGTTTGATCCCGTGGCAATAACGGAGCCAGCAGCCACATCGCCTACAATATTCTTGTCATGGACAAGTTTGCAGGCATCCCTAAACGTCTTTTGACCGGATACCGCGCCGTTCATGTAGAAGTTATCGGTATAGGGGTCCGTCGAAATACGCAGGCCAGAGTTGATGGCTGTGGTGTTGTAGGCTAAGTCCAAGAAAAAAGCGCCACCACCGAAGGCTGGTGCCGCACCAGAAGCGTAGTAAAAGCCTGTAGGGTTGGAGCTTGCCTTGCCGTTTGGTGGGCTAGCCTGCGCCAGACCGAAGCCAAAATCGCCCACATCGAGTGTTTGTTTCCAACCGGTGTAAGCGCCGCTGCGACGCCCTCGATGGAGAAGCTTGCCATCACCGGACTCAAGTGTCTGCCCACCCGCCGTGCCCGCCTGGCGGTGCCAGACAATGCCTGAAGTTAGGGCTAGCGGCAGATCAGAGATAGTTGAATTTACGTAGTAAACACCAGCCGGAACATTCTGATCATTGATTGAGGCTGAAGGCCAGAGATCATACGAGTTAGCGGCCCCTACACTCCCAAGGCCGAACGAGCGACCAACGGCAAGGATCTTGCCACTCGTCGCGTCATTTGGGGATGCTTGTAGGTCAGCGGCTTTCAGCACAGATCCCCACTCCTCTTGCGAGAGGAGCAGCAACGCGGCCACGCGGTCAGCCAGCTCTTTCACATAGCCCTGCATTGGTGCCAAGGCGTACTTCTGAGCAGTAGCCGTAGCGCCGATATAGGGCTTAGTCAGCGTCAAAGAAGTATCAGAAGCAACATTCAGCACTTCGTACAGACGCCCGTCTGGCGCAACAAACGCTTCGCCCTGACGAGCACCGGCCAGCCACTTTGTACCAGTGCCCGTCACCGTTGCACTGTTTACGGTGACGTTGACCGTCCCTGCGTCATACCACGCCATGGTCGCCCTCCTGCTCCTGCAAATAGGCGTCAACTGCGGCCTCGGCCTGCGCCTGCAGCTGCGCGTCACTGGCCTGCTGCTGCACGCCAGCGGCCAGGATGTCGATCAGGCTGCGAACCATGCCAGCGGCGAGCTCCGGAGTGATGCGGTTGCCCATATTGTTCTCAAAAACCTGCGCGATCGATTTGTGAACGTTCATATCTCTGTCCATAAAAAAAGCCGCTTTTAAGCGGCTGGATATTTCTCTTTGACGGCTCGGCATTGAGCCACCCACTGCTCAACATCTGGCGGTAACTGCTGCCCCTGCTCCTGCATGTGTCGGGCCAGCTTGTAGACCGCATCGAGCTGATCGCCAATGTCGGGGTACTCCTTGCGTCGGCGCTCGGCGTGATTACTCGGGTTGTGGTGGATTTTCAACGACATACCTCCCTTCTAAATAAGGCCAACGCGTGACCGTGATTTCGTACGTTCCGGAGAACTGAAACGACAGCTCCACGTCCCCACCCTCTGCGCACTCGTACTGCTGGCCCTCGATGGTAATGGTGCTGCCTGGGCGAACCCCGCGCAGCACCAAGCCCTCTACCACGACCGGGCAGGCCGGACGTTGACGCGCCTGGCCACCGTAAAACCACCAGGAGTCGTCCAACGCTCCCGGAGCATGGTCGCCCTCCCATCGCGCCAGAAATGGCGCAATCACAAGATCTGGCGGCCCTTGGAGCGTCTGTATAAATCTTCCGTCTCGAAACAAAGAAACTGCGTTTTTCAAGGCTCACCTCATGAATGCTTCAATACGAATAGATGCCGGCGACAGGTTGTTGGCGAACTCCCTACCAATCGAATACTGCTTTAATGAAAACTGAGCCCAGCCAGCAGGAACCGATCCCTTGTAAATCCCAACGCCCGGCGCACACATCGAACCCTCATGATCGGAAGCCGATGTAAATGCATGCACATCGTATCCGCCCGTGTCGTATCGGATCTGGTGCTGACGAGCTCCCCAGAAGCCAGGCCCTGACGCACTCACGCCTTCAACGACCGCAGTGACCACCACGTCCGCGGCAAATGGCAAACTGATGCCCACAGTCAGGTTGCGCGGCGAGGTGTTATTTGGCGTTGCCACACCCCAGCCGACAGTGGCATAGGCAGTCACAGATACCGAATTTCCCGCAAGCCGCAGCGTATCGACTGCGGCATGAACAATGTGTGCGCTTTGAATCTGAGCATCTCTGATTTTGGCGCTGGTAATTGCGGCATTTGCTATCTGCGCCTCACCGATAGCAGCGTCCTGGATCTTGGCACGCGAGATAGCCGCATTAGCAATCTTGGCTTCCGTGATCGACGCAAAGCCAATCAGTGCCGTATTTAGAATGCTGGTCCCACCCTGCACCGAAAACACCGTAACTGGATCGCCATTGGTCGCGTGCATGACCGCAAAGCGGTCAGCCAGCACGGCGAACGTAGACTGCATCACGCCGGACTCATTCGTCAGGTCCAGTCCCACGCCTGCGACGTATTGCACGCCGTTTGCGTTGGCCTGCAGCTTGATGCCCCAGGATGCGGAGATTTTGCCATCCAGCTCGACCAGGGCACGCATAACCTGCTCAACTGCAGCAGAGTCCTGTCCAATCGCAGCCGTCAGGGTCGCGATCGACTCTGCCAGGGCACGGTTCTCGTCAGCCTGCACGCTCTTGAACTCGGACAGCGCCGCCTGGGTTTGCCATTGGTTAAGGACACGCTCAAGCTCAGCATTCTCATCAGGTGCTTGGCGCTTGATGTCAGCGGACAGGATCAGCTGATTGCTAGCCATTGCATCCTGCCGACCCTCAACATCAGTGACGCGTGATTTGGTATCGTTCAGCGCGCCTGCTGTGGCCGACAGACCCGTAACCGGATCTCGAACCTCATTTTGCAGCGCGGCTAAACTCTCCCCTTGGGAAGTGATCGTACCGCCATGCTGAGTTACCTTCGTCGTCAATCCATCAACAGCGTTGGCGTTAGCCTGAGTTTGGGTTTGCAAATTGACCAGGCTCGGTTGCCACTGCCTAGCAGGGAGCACGACTCCTTTGTAGAGCGTTGCCCAGTGAATCGTGGCCTCGCCTGCGTGTGTGCCTGGATTAGGGCCGTAATAAAACCTTAGCTCTTTGGGAGCCGCCAGATTGGTATTCTTGGTGAACGTCAGGACTTGGGTGTGGTTGACCACATTCTTGTCGAGTTCGCCCACTTTGTTGCTGCCGCCCGCTGCCCAAACCGCAATGTGTGCAGTGGTATCGCCCGCAGCAGGCTTATGGGTGTAGTTGACGACAAGCGTATAGTCCTGCCCGGACTCAAAATTCTCCACCAAGTAATAACGACCGAACAGATATACCGGGGTAGTTCGTACCAGCTCAGCGTTGGAGTCCAAAAGCAAGTTGCCTGATGGCGAGGCCAAAGCGCCTAGATCAGTTTTTAACTGAGTGATGCTTGATGCCTGCACCTCTAGCCTGTCCTCAGTGGTGCGTACGCGAGTGGTAAGCTGGCTTACTGCCGTCGCCAGACCACTCTGAGCCTCTTCCAGTCCTTCGACCTTGCTGGACAGCGCAAGCGTGGACTCAGACAGGGATTCCAGCCCATCCTGCAGTTGGCCAACCTGAGCCCGCATGGACTGCACTGACGACCCCAGAGCGCCCAGGCCCGTTTCAGGATTGTTGACCTGACCGGCGACCGTACTGATCTGCTCGGCGTTGGCCTGAATCAGATCCTCGGCATTCTCTACACGGCTGATCGTCTCTTGTGACTGAATCGCCAAGGCGGCCAAACCGTCCGTGATAGAGGCGTAATCACCGATCAGCTCCCAGTGTGCAGCGCTGGTAATGGGCGTGCCGGCGGGTACAGCGTTTTTGGCGCGGTACATTTTGCCGTCAGCAAACACCACCGTACCCACGGCATAGGCGTCGCTGACATTCCACTCGCCAGCGCTAAGCAGCTCCTCAACCTGACTGTTGACCTCGTCCACCCGCTGGTTCAACTCACCCAGTTCAAGCGTCAGACCTCCGACCGCATCCTTGATGCTCGGGATCTCGCGGATATTGCCCATTAGCAAGTCACCCATCCCGCCAGCCACGATCTCCTCAGTGATCAGCTTGTTGTAATCGCTGGCCACCTGACTGGGGACGCCGCGCACGCCGGGTGCAGATTCCGCTGGGTACCACGGACCCTGCGTCCCATTCTTGTCGATCAACCGCGCCCAAAAGAAATGCTGCGTGGTGATCGCCAGGCCTGTCTGCTCGAACGAGTCCGAGGGATACGCGAAACTGCCAGCCGGCAACGAATCAGCAAACTCCTGCGTAGGGCTATAGCGGATCTCGGTACGCTCGATGATGTTAGGGCCAGTAGGAAAGCCCCAGCTCAGTCGGATACCCCAAGGGATTGAGGCGGTGATCAAATGGGTGACTGGTTGCGGTGCAGACACTTGCCCTGCTAATGCCGTGGCCTCGGAGTATGCCCATAGTGATGGCACATCCAGTCCATTGATAGCCCGTACACGGACGATGTACTCGCCTGTATAAAAGTCCGGGATCTCGACCAAGCGAGCGCCGGTGCGCGGCACTTGCACCCAGCCGCTATTGTCGCGGCGCCACTGCACGTCATAAAACAACGCGTGATCAACTGCATCCCAGGTGATTTCAGCGATGTGCCGGCTCTGACCCTGGCGAACCACATAATGCTCACGGATCCGCACATTGGTCGGTGCCATCTGCACGCGTGGTGGAACCACGCTCACTGGCAGCGGCTCCAGGCGCACGCCGTAATCAATCGCATCGAATTTTCCAGGGTGGTGCTCAACGGCGGAAATATCGAATGTAATGCCGTCGCGCTCTTTGATCGATATAACGCGAGCGTACTGCAGCGCCAGATCATCCGCCTCTACGGCCCAAGCCGCCTGCGCAACTGGCGCGGCACTAAACCCAGGATTGACAGTAACCGCACGACCAGCAACGGCGGACACCTGCCGCGTCTGGGTCTGGCCAGACGGAAGGTTTATCGTAAGACGATCACCAATCTTGATGGGATGCTCGGAGTCAAGCGTAATCTTGGTGGTTGTGGCAGCCGCAATTAGACCACCTAGGCGGCGGCCCGCCCGATTCTGGTCTGCAATCTTAATCAAGCTGCCGGGCTGGGGAATGACGCCGTCCAGCCCCACTGAAAACGACACGCCACCCTGCTCCATGCGCGATGTGTACAGGTGATACAGTCCGACGCGCTGCGCCTGGCCACGCGACGTGCAGCCGAACGCCACCAGCTCCACTTTACGAATACCATGCTGGCGCACCCCGTCGTAATCGGTGACCACTTCTACCTTTGCGCGGTAGAAATCCGTCGGGTCGTTCCACGACACCAGAGCCACGGTTTTGAGCGTGGTCAGGTCCGCCCCGATATAGTTGAAACGCCCGCCAATCACCCGCTCATTCGGGTAGGTGTAGACTGGATCGCTAGGCATGTCTGCTACGGCCACCGCCTGGACATTAGCCCAGTACGTCATGCCCCGAAACACGCTGGCCAGGTCATTGACCACGCGCAGCGCATCTGCACTGGACTGCAGATAGGCGTTGCACACAAAGCGCGGCTCGGTACCGCCCTGGCCGTCGTCCACCATCTGATCGCAGTACGCGCCGATCTGATACAACGCGTAGCGATCCACCATGGATGCATCAATGCGGTCGCCCAAGCCATACAGTTTGTTGGTGAGCATGTCGTAGAACACCCAAGCCGGATTGTTCGACCAAGCACGCTTGAATGTGCCGTCCCACACGCCGCTGTAGGTGCGAGCCACAGGATCATAGTTCGAAGGCACACGGATGATTTGCCCGCGCCAATTGGTAAGCACGCGTCGGAATTGCCTGAAACTGCTCGGCGTCCACGCGGATACCCACCAAAGCGGTCATCGGGTAACGATACTTGCCATCGATGACTTCAGCATAAGACTGGATCATCATGCGCGACTGGACTGCGCTGCTGGACGAATCAGGCGTCAGGCGACGCACGCGGACGGTCCAGCCCTGAGCACCCGCCGGAAGATCGATTCGGTGCGTGCGGGTGTAGCCGCTGATCGTTTTGCCATCGGCAGCGGAGGTCAGCACATTTACGAACGAGCCGCTACCTACGGCCAGGTCGATGGCGTACTCAACGCGAGTGCCGATCCGATCCCCTGCGTTGTCGCCCGAATCTACCATGGTCAGCAATTGTGGCCAATGCAGGCTGATCCGCACGGCAGACAGGTCTGGATTGGTCAGTAGCTGCGTCCAAGGCGTGTTCGTGCCTACCTCTGCGCCCACCGAAGTCACATTCGCCGCAGCCGGAAAGCCTGCAATGTGCTCCTGATCCTGCGTGCCCACCCGGTAATCGACTTGGACGCTACGAAAATTTAGGCTGCCGTCGGCGTTCTGGATAGGCGTGCCGTCCAGATAGATATCACGCAGAGGCTGATCAGTATGCGCCGGTCCGGCCATTTCCCCGTTGCCGATGGCATCCAACACGGCCGCAAATGATGTGTTATGCAGGCTATCGGGCATTTCGACTGGTGAACGAGCGCCGCCACCGCCGCCCTTCCCGCCGCCACCCGAGCCCAGAATCCTCATACCGCCGCGCTTGGCTTCGATTGCAATTGCCATTACTGCTGATCCTCAGAATACATATCGCCCGAAATGGTGGCCGCGCCCACGATCATTTCGCCGTACAGCACGCCCAAAGGGTTGCCCTGCGCAGTCGTGTTCACCGGACCATTGAAGTTGTACGAAGCGCCGTTATCGGGCGACTCCACACTGGTCAAGCCTTGGGGCTGCTTAGTCAGTAGCTGGGACACACCGCCCAGCACCATAGCCACGCCCATCCCAAACGCCATCTGGCCGACAATCCCAGAGAAAGCCAGCTTGCCTGCCACGACTGCTGCGCCTCCCGTCAGAAATGCCGCGCCAATCAATGCGGCGCCTAGCACCACCTGGAATAGGCCGCCGCGGCCCGATCCGGTGACTTGGGGCGCAATGCGGATGTCATCAGCACCAGCCGGCGCTCGGAGCATGTCTTCGCCCACATTTTCCTCACCAATCCAGCACGAATACGCCACCCCTTTACCTGCGCTGGCGTACAAAGCCTGAGAGAAACCGGGCACCATCAAGCACAGGGCCCGCACGGCACCTGCAATATCGCTGCAGACAAACCGATGAACCCTGCCAAATCGCTTGCCCAGATCACCGGATAAGCGAATGGTGCGCAACCGCTCAGATTCATCAGACGAAAAAAAACCGGCTTGGGCCGGAATCGCTGTAGCTGTCATTTTTGATATCTCACTATCATCCGAGTAATGTCCCGCCAATGGCCACCGTAAATCACGCGCTCAGACAGGCGCGGCATTGCGTGGTGCAGCAACGCACCGGGAACAGGATGCAACTCGGGCTGGCTGCGCAGAGCCTGGTCGCCCAGGTATACCCCGCCATGATTCGTGCGGTCGCTGCGGTACTGCATCAGAATCACATCACCATACTTCGGCTCACCGACGACCTGCCGAAACCCTGCCCGCTCGAAGTTCTCCAGATACAACTCGCTGCACTCCGGCTTGCTCCACCAATCGTCTGGGCGCTCAAAGTCCATAAGATCGATACTCAATTCTCGGGCATAGAAATCCCGAATCAGGCCGTAGCAATCCAGGCTCCCGTGATGGAACGAGCGCCCAACCAGCGGCGCCTGGTAGCCGGTAGGCTCAAACGAATGCCAGCCGCGCACCGTCGGCGCTGACTCGCCAGCATCCTGGCCAACTGCCACGATATGCCAAGGCAGGCCGGTGGCCTCGCAAGATACCAGATCGGCTTCGGTCGGCTGAGCGTCCCGATCGATATGCGAATGCACCACCGCCAGGATCTGGCCAACATCCTCCGCACGCGCATAGTCCTTGGCGGGCAAATGGAAATCGCACCCGTCTTCAGCGATGTTTCGGCACCGCACATACCGCTGCTTATCACCAATGGCAACCAGCAGGCCGCAGGCCTCCCGTGGATAATCGACCAGCGCGTGGCGCTCAATGGCGCGTTTGATCGCGGCGCGCATCATCGCACCCGATCCGCAGACGGAAAGCCACCAAAGGGCAGAGGCTGCCACTGGCCATGCCGCGCCTTGCAATCACGATCCAGGCCGCCGCATCGGTCCAACGCGGGGTCTGTGACAGGATTGCCGTTCTTATCGAACATGGCTGCGCCGGTGTACCCGCACCACGCGCCGCGATAACCGCCCTCTGGCCCCGCCTTGGTAAGCCAGCCGCACACGTTGGCGATGACCTGGCGGCTTGGCAGTTGCACGCCATCAAACATCAAAGGCGAGCTGAGCACAAACTCCACCACCTCGGGCGTTTCACCGCTTTTCTGCGAAATAATCCAGCGCTCGTCAGGCAGGTGCTCGGTGGAGCTTGCCGTGGGGTTGCCCGATGGGAAGTTGACTGCATCCAAATACCGCGCAAACGTGCGTCGGCGGATTAGCGTCGCCCCTTTCAGGTCATTCAGCGCCAGGCACAATGCCGACACGACGCCTGTGATTGGCTTGCCGTTCTGATCCACGCCTATGTTGCCAACACTGAGCGTCGGCAGCGGCTGCTGGCTGTCGCCGGTGCGCTCAAAGTCTCGCGCCTCGATAGCCCAGGGCAGGTACTGCTGGCCCTGCCAGGTGATCACCCCATCATTGTGGTTGTGGTAACGCTCCACATCCCCGCCAATGGCGCGACAATCGATCTCGTACATAGTGACCAAATTACCAGGCGCCAGCTTCTGCACATCTTCGTAAATCATGGTGCAAACCTCTCTTCAAAAGTCGCTGCAAGTAGGTATGCGCCCCCGCCAACTGGCCTCAACTTGAACTCGCGCACTACAAAAAGCGCCTCAACCTGCTCCATTGGTGGTTTCCAGAGGAAGGGCCTAAAGCCTCCATGTCTACGGAAAAAATCTCGTATCGGGCTAACGTCCTGTTCGCGCCCCACGAACTCCAATGGCCAGGATCTGGTTTCATTGTTCACCCCATCGCCAACCTCTTGCGCATAGCCACCACCAAACTGAGCAGCGTGTACCCGAAATCTGCTTGTGCCTTCGGGATCTACCCTAGGAATCCATAAAAACTGCTCAAAACTCATTAAAAGGCTCCCTGTTTCGCTTGCCAGGCCAGTCCACCGCCCCTGTAGGAGCTGATCTCGCGGGCACTTATCCGTGAGTCCACAAAGTCTCCTATTTCCCTAGCGAATTGCTCCCAACCCGCAGGCCCGGAGGCCTCTTTCTTGTCCCCCGAAATTGCCACATTCACAATCACTTCACGCCTCCCATCAATCGGGATAGATGAGCGTGGAAGCGATGGCCTGCCCCCTAGCCCGCCCAGCGAATGTCCAGGCCCTCGCAGCGCCCTTCGCAAATCGTAGAAGCCGGCCTCCCCTCCCAAGGCACGGATTTCGTCCTGGTTAAGCACGCCCTCGCCTTTGTGAACAATGCCAGCAGGCTCATACCTGCCTCCATCACCGGTATAGCCGCCCGAAGACAGAGGAACCAGCGGTCCTACTGACGTGAACCCACCGCTGCCGCCAAGACCGCCCATTGCGAAGCCTGATCCGGCGCTGACTACACTCATTGGGTTAAACAAATTCCCGATGGCCCCAGCCAGCGGCCCTGTGATGCTCTGCTGAATCATTATGCGAGCCATGTCAGCAATGATGCTGTCCGCTAGGCTGGCGAAGTCCAATTTACCCGCGCGAACAAATTGGACAAGGGAATCTTCCATGCCCTTGAAAACGTTGGACACTAAACCGCCGACCGATTCAAACAGGTTGGCAGCTTGATCTGCATAGTTTTCCAGTGCGCTACTGGCACCAAGTCGCCAATTGCCCTGCAGCTGTTTCAGCTGAGCATAGTGGTCGCGCACCATGATCAGCTCCTCATGGAGCGACTGCTGAATGACCTTCAGTTCATCATCGGTCAGGCCATGAGCCGAATTCTGTCGATCCCGGATTATCTGGCGATACCGCTCCTCAACTGATGACAGAGCAGAGACAACGCCATTTGCCCAATCGCCTTTGCCAAACGCTTCGATTTCGCGCATGAACCGGCGCTGCGTGACGCCCTGCTCCTCCCGCAGGTCCTTGAGGGTTTTCTCCAGGTCAATCTCGCGCTGCTTCTGATCAAGCGCTTTGGCCAGCCCCAGCGCTTGATCCCGCTGGCCACTGATCCGGAGCTTGATAGCGCCTGACGAAATATTGGCAAGCAGCTTTTCGTACTCGGTTTCTTTACCAATAAGCTCCAGCCGCTCTTTCATTTGCTGGATCAGCTTTTTGCCCTCATCCTCTTTCTTTGCGCCCGCGCCTTTCTTGGTCGGCGCCGTGTTTTTGGCAATGTTGTCTTGAAGCGCCTTCAGCCTAGCAGCAGCACGCTCCTGGGCCTCCGCCCGCTTCTTCTCGCCATGCTCATCCGCAGACAACGAAGCCCAGATCGGATCAACCCCAAGCGCCATCAAGCGAGCAAACTCGGCGGCTCGTTCGGTGTTCGCGATCAGTTGCACCTCCTGGGCGGCAAGCTCTGCCAGTAGGCTCCGTGCCCCCTGCGCTGCCTTCGCGTCCTTGTCAGCGGTGGCCTTTTCAAGCTTTTTCGCCGCCTCAGCCATGCCGGCCAGCACGCCTGCGAGCGCCGCTTGATCATCAGTGGCGCCCTGCAACTTGGCACGGTACTCCTCAGCCTGCTGAGCGGTCATGCCGATGACATCAAGCGTCTCATTCAACCCGGTGATCAGTTTGCTGAAATCAGCTTCCGCCATGCCCTTGAAGGCGTCGGACACCAGTGACAGGTCTTTGGACTTATCGATGAGGCTGGCAAGCTTTGCCTTGAGATCGTCCACGTTCTCGCCAGACTCAGCGAGTTTCTGGATTATTTCCTGTAGCGCCTTGATGACCTTATCGGGAACAGCGCCCTGGAGCCGACTCAGCGCCCCCGCCAAGAGATCGGATTTCTCAGCAGCGCTTATCGACGAGCGCATTATTTCATTGAACGAGGTGGCAAACTCCTCGATAGGGGCGCCCGCGCCGACCATGCCCCCCTGTGAGAACAGCGTTTGAATTTCCTTTCGGATTGACGCTATCGACTCCTTGACAGCGCTCTCCTGCTCTCCTATTTCTTTTTCCAGGGACAGGACCATGCCACGCTGTTGCGTAGCGGTCAGTTTCGAAAAATCTTCTTCCAATTCCTTAAGCGAGCGGCTGGCAGCATTGATGGACTTGATCGATCCTTCGGTGGCACTCCCCCACCCCGCCCAAGCAACTGCTCCCGCCGTCAATGCAAGGGATGCTAAGCCGATAGGGCCGCCCACCAGAGCCATGGCCGCACTTGCTGTACGAGCCGCAGTAGCCATGGCGCTGTAGCCGAGAACGGCGGCGCGGCTCGACCCCGAAATGCTGGCCGAGAGCGCAATCAAAGCGCGCTGCTGGGCTGCAGCGGCGCTGGTCGTGGCCCACACCTTCTTAGCCGATTCAGCCTGGGCACCAATGAATCTCGATGCAAATACGGCAGCGCCCGCTCCCGCAGCCCCTGCCAAAACATCAAAGTTCTTCGCCAAGAAATCGATCCCAGCCGCCAGCCTGGAAGTCCCACCCAGGGCTTCGTTGTTCTTGCCAAGAAACTCAGTTGCAGCCGTAGTCAACCTGCCCAGCGCATCGCGCACTGTGGTGGGCATGAGCTCTACCTGCTTGAGAACCTCTGCATTCCCCTCTACCAGCGCCTTTGCCAGATCCTTGGCCGATAGCTTGCCTTCTGCGCCCAAGCGTCGAATTTCAGAGGCGCTCTTGCCCATGGATTTCGACAGCAGATCCACCATCGAGGGCATGGTGGTCAGAATACTGCCCCATCCATTTGCATCTAATCGTCCCTTTTGAAGTGCTGACGACAGTGCCCCCAGCGCAGACTTACCTTTCTCGGCGCTTGCTGCGTTGGTGACCAGGAGCCCTGAAAACGTATCGATGGCATCGATGGACTGGTCCAGGCTCAACCCCATGTCCCGCAATGGGGGAGACATGCTCACAAAGCCCTCGCGAGTCTCGGCGAGCGACCGATACGTATTTGAGGCTGACTGAGCCAGTCGTTCCTGGGCATGCGCGAACTCGTCCGTACTGGCGGTGGCCATCCCGACGCGACTGGCGTACTGTCCCCAGTCGTCTGCAGAGTCGATGATTTTCATGGCCGAGAAGCCAGCTACGGCGCCACCCATCAATCCGCGCAGACCAGACAACGCCCCCACGGCGGAACTCACGCCCTTGGTAGAGTCAGCAAACTCACGATTGGCCGCCTTGGCGCGCTCCATACTGCGCTCGACGGAGGCGCCAAAGTTGGTGGCCGCCATCGTACTGGTAGAGAACGCACGCTGCAGGTGCGATGCATCACCTGTCAGCGTGACAGCAATTTTTTTATCGGTCATGCCTTCTACTCATTAAAAACAGATAGGGCCACCCGCTCCATCTCGCGAATGTCGCGGAAAGCATCTATACGCTGGCATTTGGGCACCCCGAGAAGGCGCAACGTCGATTCGATCTCCACAGCTGGTAACCCAATGCGAAATGGCTCGCCCATTGGAGGGGTGGCCACCACCCAACAGGTTGCCAACTGTAGAAACGCCTCGACCACGCCCTCGTTCTCCGGCCAGACTTCAAAGCCCTCTGGCTCCTGACCTTGGGCACGTTGAATCACGTCCTCCGGGGCACCGGCAGCCCTTAAAGCCTCCAGCACCAAGTCATCAGGGTCGAAGTTCTGCGATTTGCGCTGGCCGCCCTGCGCCCAGTAGCGGGCGGCCTCGATCAGTTTTTTTCTCGCGCCCCCGCATGTGCGTCGAAGAACCCGTTGAACAATGGCCGCTGAAACTCAGGGTATTCAGTCAGCAGTTGATCCAAGGCCTGCGCGGAGAATGGGATGGGCGTACCGCCCTCATCCTGGGGGCCGATCCACCCGCAGACCCGATCCGCGAAGAAGTCACGTTCGCTCTTGTAGGGCCACTGAATCGGCTCACCTCCGCCCTCGGGCGCAAGAGGCTCCAGCCCACGAGCCAGACGATTAAGGTTCTGCGCCCCTTCCACCAGAACCTTCAGTTCATCAGGCAGGACTCGTTTGTATTGCGCGATGAACTCCAGCGCTTGAGTCTGTCCATTGGCGTCGTACACAGACGCGGACACAGGAAAGCCCACCACGGGGCGCTTGGCGATTTTGAAACTCATGAGAACTCCGAATAGAGAGGCTGACTACGAGACGATGATTTGGATTTCGTCGTTGCCCTGGCCAGGCTGCAGGCTCAGGTTCAAACCCAACATGGCGACGTTTTCCGCCTCAGAATACGAGGGCTCGCTTAGCTGGGCGCCTGGCGTGCTGATCGTGACGATGTTGCCGGCCTGCGTGCCGTGCGTGATGGACAGCGGCTGCGTCGCAGCACTGCGCACCATTTCGGGCCAGTTCAGGTCAGCGATTTTCGGCAGTTCGAGCGAGATCTGGCCGGTGGGCTGGCGGTCGGTAATCTCGGCACCCTCGCAACTGATCAGGGACCGCCAGACCAACGCGTTGGCTAGGTCGAAGCTCAGCGCCTGAAGGCAGCCGCTGTACCCGCCCAGGGCCCACTGCGGCGTGTTCTGCTTGTTTACCCCCAGGGGTGTCTGGAATGCGCTGAAATCGACGCCAGCTGGCGGGGCCTTGTCGGCAATCGGGTGATATGCGCCAATAAATCGGTACCGCATGAACGGAATGCCCTTGGCCGTGATGTCGAACGAAACCGTGCCACGCGCATCGGTGATCTTGTGGAACAGGCCGTCCAGATAGTAGTGCAGTGTCAGCATTTCAAAGTCGTCAGACACTGGCGTATACGTGACAGACGCCGCCTCGATGACCTCGGCGAAACCGCAGCCGCGTAGCAACGGACCCCATGCGGGCGCCGTCCCGGCTGCACCAGAGCCGGCAAGCTCAACCTCGCCTTCGATCTGAGCGTACACCGTCGTAACGATCTGACCGGAATTGCCTAGGTAGGGCCGAAGTAGCGCCCGCTCCACCGTTTCGGTCGTCAACGGCGTCGCGGTGACGTTACGCAATAAGATGGCGTCCGTCGCAGCAGCCGGTGCAGCCTCCGTTCCGGCTGCAGTCTGAGGCTTAGCCAACAGCAATGTTTTTTTGGCAGATTTAGCCATGGATTACCCCTTTTTGCCTGGAGGCAGGGCGCAATCGGCACACGTTTCCGTATGCTGAACTCGCGTCAATGCCCTCGTTTCTGGATGGCGGATATACCGACCGCCTTGGCCTGGGTTGATAACCGGGACGGTCCCGACAACCGAGGGCGCAAAATCAGGCGGCAGTAGGCCACCCTCCCGCGTCTCTGTGGGATCTGCTTGTGTCATGAATGCTCCTAAGCACTGAGCGAGTCGTCAGCGGTTTGATAGGTGAACAAATAGCGTTTGGTGATCGCCTGGCGCAGCAGATCACCATTCACATAGCGAGGCTCGTCGGTGCGCAGCTCTTCAACCTGCACCAGGCCTGGACCCGTAAAACGCATCAGGACTGGATGGGCTGCCAAGAAAACCTGCTCCGCCAGACCTAGACCATCCTCGCCTGCCGTGTGTACGAGCAAGTGAATTTCACGCATGCGAGTGACGCGAGGCGTGGCGCCATCCGACACACGCTCAGCCCCCACTTGGACGGTAATGACCTGCGCCTGCACGTGCGTATGGGCACGAACAGGCGAGGGCTCAACCAAAGCGGGGAATCCCGCCGCGCTTCTCAACGCAGCGTGCAGTCCTTCAACGTATAGCTGAACGAGCGTCTTCATTCGACAATCCCCAGCTCAGCACGCGTCCAGTAGCCATCCCCCTGCGCCAGCGGCTCGTGTTTGACCCGGAAGTTCCGGAACACGCCCCTGGACACTTCAATACGCACGATCTCGCCGAATTTGAGCGGCGATGCCACGTCCGATGTCGTGAACTCAATAGAGTATTCAGTGTTGACTACCAGCCCATCCATGATGATCTGCTGAGGCCGGTCAAAGCGAGCCTGAAACTCGCCCGCTGGCTGACCGTCAATCAGACGGACAATGCATTGACGCATGCCCGCCTGATCGAAGGCCCGATCAAAGGCCCTGTTGTCCCACATAACAGGCTCGCTTGAGCTTGATAATGGCCTTGGGGCGGGTGGGAATATGAAGGGGATTGGACTGGCTTTCGATATCCAGGCCCTTGCCCATTCGCACCGGTTCTACGCGGCTGTAGTACGGCAGGCCGTCGGTATTGACGGTTTCCATGTAGTCAGCTGGCGCATAGCGCGTGATAAAGAAGTCCGGTACGCCCTCGGGGAAGGCGTAAGCCTCGTCGTCGCCCACATAAGGCTGTCCAGCGACGCGCCCGCGATAACGCTCGAACGTGATGCCGCCCATCTCGAAATTATCGGGAGCCTTGCCACGCAGCTCGGCTGCCTGCTGGGTGTTCAGGAAAGTCTCGCGCACGCTCTTATGTTCAATCAGCGAGTTCCAGAAATTTTTGCCGCACAACGCACGCGCGCCTTGCATTGGGGCAGCGCCCAGAACGTCTTCGATCAAGTCCAACACTTCGGAGCACTTTGTGCGAACGATGGTGCCGGCAACGCCGAGCTCCATGTTGTATTCGAGCTGGTTGATGCCGAAAGTCTGATAGATGTCCAGGATTACTGTAGCGCCGTCCGCGTCGAGAATCTTGCCTTTGATGGCGCCGACACGGTGGTGCTCGTGAGTCAAGTCCAGCTGCGTGCGATGCTTGGCCAGGTATTTCTGAACACGTGCCTGCGCAGACTCCAGCTCAGACTGGGCGCCAAACGCTCGAATGCCCTGAATCTCGTCGGCCATCATGGTCGAGCGCTGTGGCAGATGAACCGTGTTGATGGGGATGGTGCGGCGACCGGCCAGCGTTACAGGTGCGCCATCACTGCCGCGAGGTTTGGCAGCGACGAGGCCTATGGTCTGGCCGTCGTATTCGATCTGCGCGACAACTGTAGGGATGCCCTCTTCTGCGAACAGGCCCAGGGCGCCGATGCGACCAGGAACATAGGGTGTCTCGTTGATCGCAGCGGTCAGAATGGAGACGGAGAACGCCTCATCCTGAAAAATATTGATGTCTGCCATGTTGCCTCCTGAAAATGAAAAAGGCCGCATAAGCGGCCTCGAACGGTGTGGGTGTGGGGTCAGGTGCGGACGATGACGCCCTGGCCCGCCAAGTCGGCGTAAGCATCAGCGTCCAGGCCAAGCAGCAACGCTCCCGCCACCTCTGCATCGCGCGAAATGACGACGATATCCTGTGGCTCCTCAGAAGCCGGGACGCCCGCATAAAGGACTCCGACCGCCTTCACCGGAGCATCAGGCAGGTCGCCCTTGCCTGTGAAGGGGATGTATCGACCGTCGGCGTCTTTTGCGAGCACTTGGCCTGCATAGGCATCGGTAGTAATCGCGGCCATCTCGCCAGTTTCGCGAGAGCGCTGACCGCTTGCTTCGGACAACATAAAATCAGCCGCACGGGGCTTTTGATGGGTAAAAGACATGGAAAACTCCTGGTTATGCGGTGAGGGCTTTACGTTTGGCGTAAATTGCCTGGGAATTCGGCCCGTTCCGCTCCGGGGCCGACGTTTGACTGTGCTCTTGATCGCGCTGTAGATTGCTCATTTGGATTGAGTCGGCTGCGCTCACCACATGGTCGAAGAGGCGAGCGCGCACCTGCTCCACAGACAGGCCTGCCGCCACAAATTCCGCAGCTTTATCCTGCAGCTTGACGGACGCGCACAGGGTGGCAATTTGCTCAGCCGCATCCAGCCGTGCATTTGCAGCGTCTGCTCCCGCTAGGCCGCCTGACAACAGTACTGCCTCGGCCAATTGAGAGATGCCGCGCTCGCGGCTTTGCGCATAAACCTGAGCAGCAAGCGCCCCTGCATCCTGAGGGACTGGCGGTGCTGGCTGAGGTTCGGGTTCGAGGGCAGGGTCAGGCGCCTCGCCAGGTTCATCGACCTGTCCACGCAGCGTCGCCACGAAATCCGACGGCACTCCTTCCAGGCGCTCCAAAATATCAACGCAAGCAGTTGACGCTGCCAATGCCACGGGATCTTCAATGAGCGAGCAAAACCCCATGGATTGCGCCTCTAGGGCGTCCATCCATGTGGTGGCGTCCATCATTTCGATGATTTTTTCATCGGCCAGACCGCTACGTCGATACGCTGAGACTATGCCGTCTCGGGCCTTGTCCATCATCTCGGCGGTGTTGCGAAGCTCGTCCGCTGTGCCCGCTGTGATGATCCAGGCGTTGTGGATCATGAGCATGGCATTTTCGGGCATGATGCGCTCATCGCCGGCCATGAAAATTAGCGACGCTGCCGAGGCTGCCACACCATCAACGCGGGTCTCGACGGGCAGCTTATGTCGTATCAGCGCGTTGTAGATCGCAAATGCGTCGAATACGTTCCCGCCTGGGCTGTTTATTGAAACAATGATTTTGGTGGCGTCCGCTGCCACCGCATCAAGGTCCTGCACAAAAGATTTGGCGGTGACACCCCAGAATCCGATTTCATCGTAAATTCGCACCTCGGCGACCTTTTCTTCGCCGATCTGCTTGGCTTGAATCGAAAGCCATTTCTTAGCCATGCTGGCTCCTATAAATAAAGTCAGGCCCCAGAGGGGTCATCGTCTCGCTCACTTCGATCGCTAAATTCCGCACCTTTGTCGCGCGCATGGCGAGAATCGCTATCCAGGCTGAGCTTGTCCGTATCTGCCTGCTCGTTGTCTGCCCGCATCTGCGCTGCTACCTCCTCGGGATCCTCGCCCTGAGCGAGAATGATTGCCGACCGAGAAGTAAATCCAGCCCGCACCGCATCGGTATTGGCCTTGACGTCCTGCACCGGATTGAAGTACGGCCATCCTTCAGGCACCCACAACACCCTGCGCCACTGCCGGCGCTCCAGATATCGCACCGGCATGAGTCCAGCTAGGGTGATGGCATCAATCCAGGCGTTCCAAATCGGTCGACACCACTGGTGGATAAAGACCGTCCACTGGAACTGCTCCACGAGCCGGTGAAATTCGTTCACCATCACGCGCAATGTGCGGTCGCTGATTCCGCGCAGATCACCGGTAGCCAGCTCGTACGGGATGCCCACGGACGCAAAAGCCGCCATCAGTTGCTGGCGCATGAACTCCGAATAGTTATCAGGCGCGCCCGGCGGCGTAGCAAACGTCACATCTTCGCCATCCCCTAAGACGTTGAGGCTCCCCGGCTCGATGCCCGCAATTGGCGTGCCGTCGTAGTCGTAAACCTCGTCCTCGCCTGTAAGCTGGTTTGTGGGGTCGGGGGCATCCTCTTCCGATTTTCTGGTAATAAACCCTGCGAACAGGTTTGCCACCTCTTGGCGGAAAGCCACTGCATCATCGAAATTGTCGAGCGTCCTGAGCCTAAGCAGCACGGTGGCCAGCTCCGACACGCCGCGCACCTGCCCCGGCCTGAGCACCTGATAGGCATGAACGACCTGCACCGCCGGCACACGGCGCTGCTCCCGAAGGCCCCTACCCTGCATCTCAGCAGGGTGGCGGTTCCACAAGTGATAGGCGACTCGTCGCCCAAGGGCATCGAACTCCACACCATTGACCACCTCGTTGCCACCCGGCAGTGCCCGATAGTCCTCGGTGGGCAGTAGGTCAGCCTCGATTGCTTGAAACTGCAACGGCACGGCCAGATCATCCTCAGGCCTACGAGCTCTCAGTCGTCCTAACGCCTCCCCATCCGAGAACATGGAGCGAACAGCCAGCGCCTGTAATCCGTAGAAATCCAGGCGCCCATCGGCGTCTGCATCCGGCACCCAGTCGGCCCACAGTTCCTTCAGCGCTGCGCGAACGCCCTTATCGGGGTGTCGCGGATAGGGCTGGATGCCAGTCCCAACCACATTGGACACCCAGCGCGTGACGCTGGTTTTGGCCCAGGGATCGTTCCGAATCGCATCCCGAGCTCGGCGTCGAATTGTGTTCAAGTTCGACGTCGCGGCGCTATTGGGACCGGCGCCAGACGGATTCCAGCTGCGTGAGCGGCTGCCCGTTGCGCTTCCACCCTCGTATGCCGTCGTCATCGAGGCCTGTAGGCGAGTGGGCAACACAAAGCCCTTTTGCTGCAAAGCACGGTAGGCCATCAGATCCCCTTACCGCTGCTGCGCAGCCTGATAATTCGAGTCTGCCGCCGCCCCTCCTGCCCACGCAGGCTCGCCAGAATGCGCTGCTCAACCTGCAGCAGCTCATTCGTAGACTGATAGCGCACGACCTTGTCGCCGTATCGAACTTCCAGGACGCCACCGGCAATTGCCTTTTGCACCGCTGCCAAGTTTTCCTTGGTATAGGCCATCAGCGTCTTCCCCTCATCATTGACCCAACCCTGCGTATACCGGGTCGACGCGTGCTCCTGGCAGGCGCTGCGGCGGCGGTTTTCGCTGTGGGTCGTGCATTCGTAGAAACGCCCGCGGATGCGGGCGTCGTTGTAGTCTCAGTGTTAGGCGGAGGGTCCAGAATGGACTCATCAATGCCCAGCTTTTCGGCCAGGCTGGCCCACCAACGGTCAGTTTTACGCGCAAGCTCCAGATGGGCCTCCAGCCAAATAGCATAGACACAGCAGTCCAGAACCTCATTGCGTTTTCGGATAGGCGTCCACACAGAGCGCGAGCCAAACGCTGTACGGCGCACGGCGCGAACCTCCGCGGCAAACTGGCGGAACCATTCCTCGGACATGTCCGAGGCCAAATGAACATAACCGCGCCCTGGCGTTTCAACCTGGAGACGGCCAAACAACAGGTCTTTCGCCATATTGGTGCCGACATACCAGAGCCGCACGCCTTTCTTGACGCGCTTTCCTCGCCAGTCGATATCTACCTGCGTCACGCCATCCTTAATGTGCTTCTCCCCCGTGGGACGGCCCCGGATGGCATACACTCGGCGCGCACGGTTCTTGCGTGCATACTCATAGACCGCATGCGAATGGTGCCCGCCGGTATCGATGGCCGTGGCGAAAATAGGCATTTGCTGGCCGCCCTCATGCAGGTAGCAACGCTCAAAGAGAAACTCATCCAATTTGCGCCATACCTCATCCTCTGAGGGGTTGCCAAAAAAGATCTGGTGGTCAACCACCCACATCTCGCCTCCTTTTCCTACCCCCCACACACCAACCTCAATGCGATTGCCTTGTATATCCGCACCAGCAAGAAGCAGCATGCAGCGCTCAGGCACCAGCCCGTCGTCCAGGCCCGGAGAGCGGTAGCCTTCGATCTCCGCCCGGCGCTGCAGCTCATCGGACTCCATGCGCTCAATCTCACCCTCCCAGGTACGACCCAGCGTGGTGTTCCAGAAAGTACGCAGCTCCTCGTCTTCGCCCATCGACGCCTTCTGATAGGCTTCCAGAAACTCCTTGACGATCTTGGACCAAGAAACCAAAGGGCTGTAGGCGGTCCACACGTGGAACGCCACACGCAGGTGGGGCTGAATCAGGTCGCCTTCGGGGTCTCGGAAAACCCCATCCTGATCAATCGTTGTGCCATCGTCACCAACCCATATGCCACGCTCTGCGGCCGCCAGGTATTCGCCTTGAGTAGCCAGTGCACCGCAGTGCGGACATAAATGGCGCACGGTGTCGGGGTCGCCGTCCACCCACTTAAACCCATGCGGCTCGCCTTTGCCGCCCCATGTGAGATCATGCAGCTCGTCGCAGTGGGCACAGGGAATGTGATAGGTGTAGCGGGCGTCTGCGCCTTCGGCCCGCTTCTCCATCAGGCACAAGCCTTTAATTTTTGGCGTCGACCCGACTACCAGCTTTGGGAATGTCGCCCCCTCAAGGCGCTTCAGAGCCAACTTCCCTGGGTCGCCTTCGCCATCAATATTGCTATCGAACGAACTGAACTCGTCCAGATACCCTACGCTGACGGATAGACGCCGATAGTTATCAGCAGACTTGCCGCCGCGCAGGTGCAACATGCTCCCGGTGAACTTTTTCACCAATAGCGTGTTGTCTTTATGCCTGGCCTCGCGCATCGGGAATATCGGATGCAGCACCGACACGTCCCGAATCATCGTGTCCAGTTCAGTTTTTACAAACTCATCCCGCGCCGAGTCAGTGGGCTGCCATAGAACTTGGTTGCGGCGTCGATGCTCAGCAAAATATCCCACTGCAGCCAACAGAATCTTGGTGTAGCCGACACGAGCCGACTTGATGACATCTACCTCGTGAACGTCATCACTGCCTATACAAGCCAAAATCGCTCGCTGAAAAGGCCAGGACTCCCACCGCTGCTCCACATAAGAGGATTCAGCTGATAGATAAAAGTGACTTTCAGCCCACTGGCGCAGCGAAACAGGTTCCTGTGCGGCAAATCCTGCCAGGCCACGGCGCAACGCGCGCGCAATCGCTGCTCGATTCTCCGTGACCAGCATTATTCCGCCTCATTTTCGTCTGCCTCGACATCCTCCAGGGTCAGATTTGCAACCGCGTTGCGGGCCTTCGCAATTTCTCGCCTGACAAAGCCGATGTCAGAATCCGTCAGGGACGGCACGCGGCGTTTGATAGACGCCGGAATTGTATCGAGCAGGGCCGCGATCTTGCCGCCTGCCCGCACGAGCACCTGTTCCAGCACAGCCACCGGCGCGAGCTCACCACGCCGGACGTTATTTTCCATTTCAATCTTGTCAGCCTGGGCCGAAGCCAAACGCGCCTTCTCTGAAACCAGGTCGATTGAGTCGTCAGACTGGCGTGTACGGCCAGCAGCGATCTCTCGTAGATGCCCGCAGTAGGCCAGCAGCCAGTTCCCGGCGTTATCCCCTACCGTCAGAACGCCCTGTGCAATCAGCCCGCTCACCGCTGGCTGCGTGATACCCACTATTTGGGCAAACCGTGCCTGCGTTATTTTCTTGTCTGGATCAATCATCGAGCTGTCGCAATGGCCTGATCAAACGCCTGAGTGAATTCGTCCTCAAAACGCCGTCCATAGATTTCGTCGGCAGTCTCGTAGAACGGCAACCGACGCTCATACTGAACACTGTCCACCTGCAGCAGGACGGGAGCCACATCAGCTCCATGCGTGCCTGTTTTGCGCCACACGCCGGCAGGCAAATGCTGAGTGCGATTCCCTGATACAGCCCCCTTGCCTCGGGAAATGAAATAGACCACGCCATTGATACGGCGGTAGCCACCTTCGCCCAGTCCCATCTTAGCCGTGCGAGCGCGGCTCTTTTCAGTCGAATTCGCCCGATACCCTTGCTCGCCAAATGCCTGCAAATACGACATCAACCGAACAACCTGGCCCCGCGACATATTTCCGTAGGCGTCTTGCTCAGCGCCACCAGCTGGAATGTAGTACCCACTGGGGCCGATTCGCCCCAACGCGCTCTCGAACCGTTTCTGGCGGCGGCCGCCGCCCTCAACCTGCGGCAACAGATACCTGTTTGCCGCCGTTCCTTTCCCGGCAAAGTCCTTGAACCCTACGGTAGCCGATAGCCGCTGCTTTGTTGCCCGATCAGTGCGCAGAGACCGAAGCGTGTATGGCGTCGGTCGATCAAAGACCTGGGGCATCAGCTCAGTAATGGCTTTTTGGATCGCCGCCGCTGTGCGGTTCAGTGCCAGTGACGTGGCATATGGGACCTGCCGCTCAGCACGCCCAAGCCACCGGGCGCCGTCCTTGGCGGTGCTGGTGTACTCGATCATGCCAGCCTCGAAAAGAATATAACCCCCCCTCTAAAAATATAACCCCCGCCCTTCGGAGTCAGGTCATTCTTAGAGGAACAGGCGCATAAACATTGGGTTTGCGGGGAAAAAAATATAACCCCCCCACGAAAAAACTCATGAACAGCGAGAGTCCGGGGTTCGAATCCCCCTTACAGGGGCTTTCTCCCTAGGGGCCCCCGGCATTATTGAGAACGCCTCTCAACTGAATAACCCGGCACATAGCCGGGTTATTGGAGCTGCAGCGATGGCTGCATTTGTTCGGACAGCTCATCCACCCGTGTTGCCAATGGCGGCTTACGGCTGCGATGCTCACTCAGGCCTCGACCACACAGACTTGCAAAACGGTCTTGCGCATCCAGCGCAGCCTTAGCCTCAAACCATTGCTGGATTAGAGATTGTGCAGCCTTATGTCCGTCCAGAATATCAAGCACCCAACGCCGAAATTCTTGCGCCTTAGCGGTACGAGCAAACATTCCGATGAGGTGCGCGCCACGAAGGCTAAACACCCGCGCCGTCGTTTTATTCAAGAGCACACCACCGTTTTGAGGGTCTGCTGTTTCGACCATCACTAACGTAGTCATTGAACTCGCAAACTCAGCCTTACGCTTGTCATAAATACGCGTAACCGCGTCTGGCCTGCTATAGCCAAGAGCACGCGCAATATCTGCGGCACTTGCCCATTTCCTCCCATCCTTCTCCACCAGCCTAATGGGTTGGTTCTGGAACATCAGTTCTTTCATCGTTTAATTCTCCAAAAAGAAAAGGACCGCTCCAAAAAGGAACGGCCCTAAACTTGCAAAGCTTCTCCACCCTCGTGGGCTCGGCATCTACCGATTTAAGTATGCTTGGACTTCTTGCGAAAACAAAAAAGCCCCACCGTCTCGGGTAGGGCTCCTTTCGTCAGGCTGAGCAATATCCAGCCTACGGGATTTATTCTGATTGAGTATAGACACTCCGTCAACTTGTCTAGACAAAATAGTAGACAGCACACAGAGCAAACCAATTTCCACAGACACAGCTACTAGCTCGCCTCTACTTTACTAACCTGAACCACCAAAAATCCAATACAAATCTATATAAACTAGATGACAACTATCCCTAGGCACGTTATGGTACGTTTTTTGTAACTTTATATTCCAACCATCCATGTCTATTAAGTCAATTTTCTTTACGCTGTATTTACTTACTGGGTTAGTTTTCACTTCTTTCGCTTGGCATTTTGGCTACCCTGCCGATGCTCACATGGGCTTCGCGTACGTATTAGGGGCAAATATTTTCACATGGCCATTTTCTAGCAATTTTTACTTAATCTTAAGAATTATCGGGGCTCTTTTTGTGTTGGCGATTCCTCTTTACCTCTTGGCAAAATCGGATGGAGACGCTTCCGATGATTAAATTAAAGCCCATTAGCACCTTGATTTTACTAACTTTCCTGGCCGGTTGTGGAAATAGTGAAATGAGGGCAATCAAAAGAGACTTTATGTCTGGATGTCAGCAAGGTGCCTCTAAAAAAGTATGCAGCTGCGCTTTCGATGAGTGGAGTTCCGGCTATGCTGAGAGCAACTTCATTCAACTTTCCAAAGGGCAAGGCATGGTTATCCTAGACCGAAGATCAGAGAGTGAGCAGTTGGCCGCCTTCATGGAAAAAGGGATGAAAGCGATCCATCAGTGCATGAAGAAGTAAATAGATTAAAGCTGTCATCGGTCAAGCACAGTAAGTGCTCAATGGCATGCGCCCGAAGAGCTTTGCTGAAGCCTAACCTCTGTTTAGGAGGCTAGGCTTTACCGCTCTCTACTTGGTTCGGTCCGGCCCCTAGGGAGACGGGCGCGAGATCCCTCTCTCAAATCTGACAGGGCAAAGCCGTTAAATTGCTAGATTAAAAACACTTGTTACTAAACGCATAAACCGCATGTGGGCACAACAGTTAAAACCTACTTGCAGATTAAGATTGGACGGCTTGCTGTGAGTATCTAATTGCTCTTGAGCACCTCGCTAGCTTTACTGATTAATGCCTCAAAGTTTTTCGCGTGGCGATGAGCACCAGAGAGGTTCAGACCAAACTTTAATGCTGACTCCAGAGCGGCCTTTGATGAACCAGACCCAGCATCCTCTATCCGGATCGAGACCTGCTCCCCCCAAGAGAATAATGACATACCTGCTTTTGCAGATATTCTCCCGAGAGTTTCGTCAGCGCTTTGCAGCTCCATGCCGCACAAGCTCACAGCCTCGACGAATGCTCGGAACACCTGATCAGGCGCATAGGGGAAAAGCTGGCTTGTTGACTGACTGCTCACGCTCATACGGCCTCCATAAGTAAATGTTACGAAGACTATACCAGCACCGATGGCGTCAGCGTAACTGCCGATCGACCCTGGCAGTCTGCTGCATTCGGCGTGCTACGCGGTCTGTGCAAGCCGACGCAATAGCCAGAAGCTCAACATCGCTGGCTGCGCATCCCACTTCACCGATTTCGATGTTACGTGCCAGCTTGGCAAACGACATGATGCAGGCGTTAGACGGGATGGGTGTGATCTGCACATTTAAGTCCTGCTCCCGATTATCTCGATCAAACCGCACATTCCATCGCTGTGTACGCAGATCAGCTTCAGATTGCATTAGGATCTGGAAAATACGCTGAGAGATAGCTGCCGCCAACGCCTGAGCTTCGATTGTCCTCTGCTGCGTTCCGTAGCCACCAGTCTTGCGGATACTGGGCAAAACTTCCGATGTAACCCATTTACGAAATCGATGGGGGACGGTATTAGGCTTCACCGCATCACGGCAACGAAGCACTAAGGTATACATGCCGGATTCGGAGACAACAACGAGGCTGCCACCACGATCTAACTTCAAGTTAGACCGCTCATCCTCATCTAGGGATGCCGTGGCTTTCGATGGGTTGCTTAGCTTCAGCGCTCTGCATACATCTGTAGCAACAAACCACGGCTCTCCGCTGATTATGATGATCCGGACAGCATGAGATTCAAATTTGAAAATCGAAGGGGTGTGACTGGAGGCGGCAAGCGCCAGAGTGGGTTGGTGCATGATTGCTCCTTTGCGAGACTTGAGAGTCATCGCCGGAGCACTCTTACATGCACCGGCAATGGCGGCCAGGAGGTTAAGAGCCCGTGCAAAGCCGGGTGGACTTCTTTCCCTTTCGGGTCTTGTATCCGTCGCCCTCCCGGCCATTGATCTGTATGGCGCGGGCGCAAAAAAACCGCGTATCTATCGGGAGCGGATGCCGCTTTGCACTGGAGCTCTTACCCTCCATCCCTTCCGGGACGAGTTAAGTGTACCCCTAGGTAAACGGCTCCGCAACGCCCCCACCAATATCCAACTACATGCCTTGTGCTGCCGCCCCCCGTCGAGCTACCGAGGCACCAGGTGGCACAAACCCCATCTGAAACGCCAGCTGCTTTGTGGCAAACTCCAGCCGGAAGTAATACAGTGCTCTGGAGATACTCAGTCGTTCCAATTTCTCCTTGATAGCCCCTGGCCGGACATAATGCATGGACAGGATTGCTCGATATTCCGGGTGTATAGCATTTACCTCCGCGTCCAAGCGCTCCACTTCTTTATCAGACACAAACTCCGATGGGTCCATTTGAGTGCCGCCGTCCACGCGCATAACCATGAAAGCCGCTTTCTTCGGATAGCCCAATACACTCCGGTTCTCCCCCCGCTTCCAGCGCCCCCATTCACCCAACAAGATCTCAATCTGCGATTTCATACATCCCCCACTTCAATCTTCAGATACCCGCGCTTGGCTGGGTCCACGCCATCGTCCACCACCAGCGGCCTAAATCGCCTGTCATCAATCCCAAGGGCCTTGGCGATGCCATCGATCTGCGGCTTGATGCAGGCCAGCAGGTTATCCAGGTCGCGCCCCCTGCGATCCGGAGACATGAAAGTCACTTTCACTGGGATGCGATCACCGCCAATGAATCGCCGCCGCCCGAGCTCTACGACTGCCGCCACACGCCCATCGCGTCTGGCCTGCTCCTTGGCTGACTGGACGCCGCCCCAGTGCCGGCCGTTCTTGCGATTGGGCATTAGCCGCATATCAGGCCAGGGCAGCACCAGAGTTAATGCGGTTGCCTCGGTCATGCCTGGTCTCCTACTGCTGCCTGGGCCATGCGTACGATGGCGGGTGTGCGTCCTTTCGGATTACCCATGATTTCTTTAGCCCATGCCTTGTGGTCTTTACCTTTACGGCTGATGGCTTTCTGCGCCATTTCACGCATGGCCTTTGTTCCCTGTTCGCTTTGAGCCACGCTTGATGGCGCTGGCAATGCTGGTGCCGGGTCGGGAATGTCGGGCCACGCCCCCAGGGCCAACTGAGCATGGAGCGCCTTCTTCCAGCGCCCTTCCATCTGCTGGTAGGCTTGGTTGAGCAAATCAAACCGGCCCACAGCCGCAGCTGCATGGAAGATCGCAGGGTGTGACCACTCACCACGCTCACCACGCTCTCGGGCTTGCATACCCCGCACAGCTTCAAAGAACGCCACATCAGGCTCCAGGTAGGGACGGCAGGCGCGCAGGAACTCGGTCAGGCTAGGCGGCCAGTCGAACATGCGCCGGCTGTTTTGGATCCCCAGGGCGATGTCCACGGGCCGAATACCCTCTTCGTCGAACGCTTCGGCCCAGGCCTGCTCCCAGTTCGACATGGCCGCCTCGCCCACAAAATTGGATTTCCATCTGCCTGGGTATGAGCCATCCATCCGGGCGTACAAGTGCTCCATCAGCGTTTTGCCATCCAGCTTGGGCACTGGCTTCAACCAGGCGCTCTCACGCTCAAACGTCGACAACATCACCACCTCCTTGGCAACCCTTCATCCGATCTTTGCGTCGCTGCTCCAGAAACTCATTCGGGTCAAACTTTCCACCCCGAGCCGCTTGCCCGCCCCCTTGCTGGTCCTGCGTCATCCCCCGCGTTAGCCAGTCGGCTTTCCCTCCTCGCCAGCCGCGCAGCATGCACTCGGCCAGAAAGTCGTCAACACTGAACCCGGCAGCCTGGGCTTTATGCGCTTCCGCCCCCAAGCGATTTGCAGCGGTCTGGGTCAGCGGTGCTTTGATCGCTTTGCGGTGCTGCAGGTAATCCGCCCAGACTTCTGGCGACGGATTGACAGGCCAGTGCTCAAAGCTGAATGAGGGCGAACTTTCTTTTTTGGTATTTTTTTCTTCTGTAGTCTCTGTAGTAATCTCTGTCTTTATTAACGAACTGCCGTTTGGGGAGTTCGGGAGTTCCGCTTTGGGGGTTTCGGTAATTGCCTTTTCGCTGTTCCCGAATTGCCTTTTGGCGTTTCGGGAATCGCCGTTTTGGCGTTCGGGGTTTCCACTGCTTTGCGCCCCCTCGACGGCCTCGGAAATCAGACTGTCAAACGCATCTCGGTCGAGTTTGAAGTACAGCTTGTGCTCGATACGCTTGTGCGTTTCGGTGATAAGACCACGGGCACGGAGCTGACGACGCGCTGTGGCCTGCTCTTTAGCGGACAAGCCCGTTTCTGCCTCCCACTGTTCGGCAGTCTTGTACACACCCAGCTCGGCGTCTTCCATGCGCTCATCCCAGTAGATGAGCTGGGACAGGAAGATGGCAGCGTTAACGCCCCCAACCATTCGGGCCAAGGCGGGGTGATAGGCTATTGGGCGCCCTATCGTACGCATCAGGTCTGATGCACTTAGCATGTCACCTGCCTCCTCAAATACGCCCCCACGAATCGCTCGATGTCGCGGTCGGCTTCCTCGGGCCATTGGCCCAGGCGTTTCAATTCATCGCGTGTGTTCTGCAGCCAGGTGATCTGCAAGCCCACAGCGGTGGCCTTGTCGTAAATCCCGCCCTGGTCGAGCTTGCTGTGGCAGCCTCGCCCCCATGCGTTATCGGTACACAGGGGGAACATCAACGCGTCAGATACCTTCAGGCCCAGCCCTTTACCAAACTCAATGCCGTTCATGTGGGCAGCCTGGGAGCGGTGCCAGCGACCGCAATTGGCACATGGCATTGCCGCGACGTTGCGACGGTGCTGCTCAGAGCGGAAAACAGCTGGCGGTTTAGGCTGGTGCTTGAAAAGGGTGCCTACGAGCTTGGCGACGACCATGGGCATGCTGGGGCCCTTCTTTTGCTTTGGCTTTGCCTTGAATGCACTGCGCTTGAGCGCATGTCGGCGCTGCAGCTGGGTACGCTGGGGGAGATCAGTCTTTTTCATCGATCTTCCCCAAAGCAATCCACAGTGATGCGCCCATGACGATGCTCGTTGCTGTCAATGCTGCCCACAAAGGCATGGGATAGCCGCTATACAGCGCTATCAGTGTTTCTAATGTCTTCATCGCAACTGATCCTTCAGCGAAGTCGGCAACGTGAAGAACAGGCCCATGCCGTCTAGCGTGCGCACGAAGTGCTGTGGGCTCACCTTGGCCAGGCTGTCAGTGCCGAACTCTGCGTAGAGCCGGTCTTTGATCTGCTGCTGGCGCTCATGTGGCTCTTGGTCGAAAGCGACTTTCAGGATTTTGCATACCTGGGGGTTGTTGAACCAGCCCAGCTTGTACAGGTCGGTGTAATACGTGCCGTAGGGTGCTTTGGTCATGCTGAGACCTCCTTGCGGTGCCAGCGGGTCACGTTGCGGATGATGCGAAAGCACAGGCGGATCAGATCCAAGGCTTTGGCCACCACACGCTCACGCTCTTCATGGGTCACACGACCGTCTGCTGTTGTGCCGGTGATGGCGCTGCACATCTCGCCAAGCTCAGCGGCTGCTTTGAGTGCCTTTTCATTTAAAGCAGTGGCCTCGTTCTCGAATCCCCCTACCGGCTCTGGTGGCAAGTCAACGACATGCAGGCCACCCTGATGGGCTGCAGCGATGAGCCAGTCACGGGCGCTTTCCCGGCAATCGGCCAGCTCATCGAGCCATTCGGTCAGCAAGAAGGCCATGTCGATGTCCAACTGCTCCCCACCTGTCAGCTTGCGACGCAGCGACTCGGGGTGAATTGACAGGCCGCGACGGTCAGAGAGAAACACGGCAGCCGCGCCAACGCCGCCTGGGGCCTGACGGACGGCACTGTAGAGCGCGTCTCGCCAGTTCAAGGAAGAAAAACGTCTTGTCATTGGGCTGAACTCCTGTGTATTTCAGCGTTTCGCCCACCCCTGACAATCGCTACAGTAAAAGTGTGAAAAGTACGTAGTGATTAATCAGGAGTGGGAACTACAAATGGAAAAAATAGGTGTTGGATCTGAAAATGCAGGGATGGATAAAAAAGAACTTCCCCGCTTTGAAATCATTGATAGAGCTACTGAGCTGGCGTATCAGGTGTTTAGTAGCCCTACCGATGACCACATCACCGGCATCTATGACCGGCTTGTTTGGAATGAACGGCATGGCCTGGGTGAGCTCGGGGCCGTTACCCTTCATTGAGGTGGTCAATCCCGATCAGCTATGCTTAGAGATGCGAGTAACTAAACTTTTCTGAAAGGAATTGACCGTGGACCAACAAGAAATTCACTACATCTCGAAACTGGACCGCGGATTACAGCGGCACATCCTCACTACGCTTGCAAGACTTACCCCGATAGGAACAATGTCGTTGCTAAGTGACATGGGGTTGGAAGACATCGATGAGTCTGTGCTGCATTCAAACTTGAGCTACTTGGAAGAACACGGGCTCCTACGGAGCGGATTTACTAAACAGGAATACTTAGGAGGCGAAGTACGGTTTATTGAAGTTGCAACAACGGAAATCACTGCTGCAGGTCAAGACTTTCTTCTTGGAGACGGCGGCCTTTCGGCCATCCTCGGCGTGGTAACAGTCCGCCTTCATGACGACACCATCAAAGAGCTGATCCAGTTGAAGATCATGGAATCCGACCTGCCGCCTGCTGATAAGCGCAGATTTGTTGATTCACTGCGAGAGCTGCCTGCCGAGACCACAAAACACCTCGTAATGAAACTAATTGACCTTGGTCTGGACAATGTGACGATGACTGGACTGCTCGGATTAATAAGTACCGCTGTAGTGTCTGCCCCGAAGTAACACTCTTTTCGGGGCCAAGCCGCTTGAATCGCAGCAGAAGCTCTCCACCGGCTACTGGCACCAGAATCTCAGGAATGTCGCAGTCAAGATTCAGCACGAGATGATCATTGGCGAAGATGGCTGCCTCTGGATGACTTTCAGACAAGTGCGCCCCCTTTCGTAATGCAGTCAGGGGGACCGATGGGGATACGGTCATCGGGTTTTGGGTCGGGGGTGTTGGGCATGTGGGGTTCCTTGGTCTGCTGCTCAGCAAACTCAGCGATTAAGTCTTTAGCTGTCAGGCGACTATCCGCTTTCAAAAGTCGGTCCAGCACAAGCAGGGATGGGCGTTTACCTCTCCAACCTGTGGCGATCTGCCATAGGTAGCCGTGACCGACATCGGCCCGTTCCGCAAGAAGAGCACGCTCAGTTTTTGAAAGAGATTTGTAGAGTTCTGATAGCTTCATGCCTCGATATTAGCTTTAGGCTAAATATCAAGTCAAGCCTTTGGCTAATTCATTTTTTTAGCTTTCCGCTATTAAATACACCGATGACAATTGACGAGATCCGACGCCATAACCTGGCGCAACTAATATCCAGCTATGGGACGCTGACGGCCTTTGCAGCCGCCATTGAGCGATCAGAGTCTCAGGTCAGCCAGTGGGTTAATGCCTCCCTTAACTCGGGGACAGGAAAACCACGGGGCATGAGATCGGATAGTTGTCGGCATATTGAACGGATGACGGGTAAGCCAAGTGGTTGGATGGATCAATCACATGGAGGTCCCGAGCCAAGCATAGGGACTACGGAGCTCGCTCCGGCGCAATTAGTATCGCCTCCTCCTGGCTATGTGCGTCTAGAACACCTCTCCCCCACCCCCTCCATGGGCCGTGGCCGCGAAGTCGACGCCCCCGTACAGCTAGTTCAACACTTAGATGTGCTTGAGCAGTGGGTGCGAGAGAAAGTTGGGAGCGTGAACCCATCGCGGATTAAGGTATTGACTGGCAGCGGCAACAGCATGTCTCCCACTATCAATGATGGGGATTTGGTGTTTGTGGACGTGGAGTGCCGAAGTATCGAAGCTGCCGGCATTTACGTGCTTGATGTCGCTGGTCGGCTGATACTCAAGAAAGCGATGATTCTAAGCAGCGGGACGCTGATTATCCGCAGCGACAATATTGATGAATATCCAGATGAAGAGCGATACGACCTACGGCACATTGCTGATGCGATCACCGTGTGCGGGAAGGTCATGGCCTGGTGGAGCCTGAGGAAAGGTTGAATATGACAGATATCGATTTGACCCAGCCTTGGGAGGCTGTACGTAAGAAGGACTGAGCAGGAAGAGACAGGAGGCAAGTGCCGCTTGCTCACAACTAGAATTAACGAGGAATGGTAGAAGGGATCGAAAATGACACCAGGACGATTTTTTATCATAGTTGAAGTCTTACATTCGACAGCAGAGAACGGCTGTGCTAGCATCAAAGGCCGCGACACTATATATGGTGTCATTCATGAGTAAGGTATGTACAATTCTCGATGATTGGCGGAATAGAAAGGCTAACATTCGATGCAAAGAGATATGCGCGGGCCTAACCCACCTAGGATTCACAGTGCGCGACGGAAAACGTGGCGGACACAAGATTGTTAGCCATTCAAGACTGAAGGACTTCTTCGGTACAGATTTTGACGGCGGACATGGGGCTAACGATATTGTAAAGCCACGCTATGTTGGGAAATTGATCAGAGTGATCGAGGACCAGCGAAACGAATTAGACCAAATGTGAGTGGTGACAGCTATGGATATTTTTGAGGCTTCCAAATATTCTATTGTGGTTTCAAAAGTACACGAAGATGGCGAAGATTTATTTTTTGCCTATGTAAAAGAGATACCCGATATTTCATCATATGGAGACAGCTATGCAGATGTGTACGAAAACTGCATTGATTCTCTAAAAGTTCTTCACGCTGACGCTATTGAGAACGGGAAAATTTTTCCGCACCCTCAAAAAGAAATGCCTCCATCAGCGCCGAGCGGAAGAATTACCTTAAGAATGAGTCGAAGCATGCATGCCGACATTTCACGTCGGGCAGATGAGGATGGGGTTAGCCTCAATCAGTGGATAGTTGAGGCTGTATCGCAGCGCAGAGGGTACTACGTAAAATGTGAGTCCCCCTCATCCGTTTCAACATTCATAAGTAATAGCATTAGAGGGATTTTTAACCCATCAGATAACAATGCTAATAGCCTGACCAATCCGCTACGCCTATCCTCAACAGATGGGAAATATATACATTTGCCGTCCTAATTAAACGGAATTCATTAAGGATTGATCATGGCCACACCTACGCAGTATACCCTTTCTTTAAAAGAGATAGCCGAAGCAATACTGGTCAAAGAAGGCATTAAGGAGGGATTATGGTTCGCTGGAGTGAATTTTGGAATTCAGGTAGGAAATATGAATATTCCTCCAAAAAACACAGCCCGACCATCAGCCAGCTTAATCGTTGAGGGCTTCAATATTGCAAGAATCCCAGACGGTGAAACTCCTCCCAAGGAGATGGAGTCTCTTATAGTAGACGCCTCAAGTCTCTGAAAAGTGTAGTTCGTCTACTCTCACTGCAACTCCAAAACACAAAAGCCTCGAGTGAACTGCACCCCAAAAGTTGGACATTGATCCGACCTGTGGAGCGCAGTTCACCCAGGGCTATTTTTGTTGGGCATACAGAACAGGCCCTGGCTCCTACCGGCCCGAGGAAGCGTTACAAAGCACTTCTTTGCTTAAAGGGGCGAAAAGCCCATACTGGTACAATGAGACCGATCTCATTCAAAGGTGGCAATTTCGCTACCTCACTACCCTTCAAATTCCACGCCACATCATTGCTTAGGAAAACCTACATTTCCAGGCTACAGCGGTAATTTGAAGTCATACAGAAGGTATTACTATCTACGAAAAACTTAACCAGGCTAGTCGCAGCCCATTACACACTTCTCCGTTGCGCGAGCCCGCTCGCCGAGCAGTCGAAAGCCATCAAACCTATACAAAGCAAGTGGTGTCGACCCGGCAAAAACTTATCCGTCAACTAAAAGACCGATTCCCCGGCCTTCCGTTCTGATACGTCAGCTCACGTAACGAGCCTATACGACAAAGCCCCTCACACGGGGCTTTTTTGTTGGTCGACACTTATTCAGGAAGGTAGATCAACTTTAGTCGGCGTAAATTTCTCAGGAGCAGCATTGCTGGCGGGGGCTGGGCGCCAACCTTTCTGACGCATGCATGCTGACGTGATTTCGTTTCTCCTCAACGCCATATCCAGCGACGAACCAAACGCACTCCTATAAGAGTTGTCGAACCCGCCAGCATATTTCAACGCTTCGTACTCGCATGCTGACTTATCTGCCTCAAAGTCCCAGACATTGGCGCCAGGTTTATACAAAACCTGCTTGGCACATCCAGCCAGGCCGATGGCCAGCACCACTCCCACGGCCATCCGACTAAGTCTGCTCATTTCGCTCTTTACCCCTGAAAAAACACAAAACGTAACAACATATTAGCCTGCTAGAACGCTCAGGCCCATTAGCCATTAACGCAATAAATAGCCTTAAGCTAAATAAATATTGACCTTTTATTTAGCTTAAGGCTAATATTCATTCAACGCTCTTTAACAACCCACCTGCCGATGTTGCTCACCCCGCCTATGTGGGAGTGTTCGTCCGGCTCAATGGCACCCACAAGCATGGTTGTGGCTCTGCGCGGTATCCCTGCCGTCTCCAGTCCGTCAAAGCACGGTTTACGGAGAAAGAGGGTGAGGCGTAGACGGCCAAAAACGGAAACGGTCACGCTGGTTGGAATCCCAGCACTCATGGCCCCTTTGGTGGGGCCGTATCTGAAACCGTCCTACTGAGGGCGGTTTTTCATGCGAGGGGAAAAATGAAAGTCATTTTGCAACGGCTTTGGTCCCGCATTCGAGGATCGCGGATGCTCTTTGCTGCCGTGCTCATTCTGTACATCGCCCTGGCCGGTCCGATTCTTATCTCTGCTGACAACACATTCTCGGTTGTTCTTGGGATTGTCCTGGCGCTGCTCATAGGACTGTGGGCCTGGAGTCTTTTTCTTTACATCAAGGAAATCAAATGAAGCTTTACACACGCATCGCCATGGCGGCGGCTGTCGGTTTGCTCGCTGCATGCAGCAAAGTTCCTGCCGGTCACGTTGGCGTGAAGGTTCACCTATTGGGCGGCGAGAAAGGAGTCGACACAGAGGAGCTGGGCGTCGGGCGTTACTGGGTCGGCTGGAACGAAGATTTGTTCCTGTTCCCGACCTTCACGCAAAACCACACGTGGACAGACAAAGAGCGGCTTTCGTTCCAGACAGTTGAGGGTTTGGCTGTCTCGGCGGACGTAGGCATTTCTTACCATGTGAACCCAGAGAAGGTAACTTCGGTTTTCCAGAAGTACCGTAAAGGGATCGACGAAATCACCGACATCTACTTGCGCAACATGGTGCGCGATGCTCTGGTGAAACGCGCCAGCGCTCTGGGTATTGAATCGGTCTATGGCGCCGGCAAGGCCTCGCTGATCGAGCAGGTGCAGGCGGACGTCGCAGGACAGACCGGCGACATCGGCATCACCATCGAGAAAATCTACTGGGTCGGCGAGTTGGGCCTGCCTGAAACGGTAGTTGGCTCCATCAACGCGAAGATCCAAGCTACCCAGATGGCAGCGCAGCGCCAGAACGAAGTCGCCCAGGCCCGAGCGGAAGCCGAAAAAGCCGTGGCCGCTGCCAAGGGCGAAGCTGAAGCGCGGCTGACCCTCGCCACCGCCGAAGCTGACGCGATCCGCATCAAGGGCGACGCGCTGCGCCAAAATCCCGGCGTGGTGTCTCTGTCCGCCATCGAGAAATGGGACGGCAAGCTGCCAGTCTACTCCGGTGACGCAACGCCCTTTATCCAGATCCCACGCTAACCATGCCCCCGATCCTCAACCCACAACAGGCCCAGGCTGTCGGCGCTGCCATCGCAGAGCTGGGCCGGATCGGGGCAATGTCAGCCAAGACAGTCATCCCGGATGGCGAAGGCCTTCTGATTGTGAGACTGCGCCCCCAGGGGCTGATCATTGTGCGGAAAACAGGGCTTGCCGGGAAGCGCGACAGAACGAGACGGTACTCAACACTGGCAGATTTTGCCGCCGCTCACGCAGGCCAGCTTAGGACCCAACATGGATAAACCAATGCGTTGGCCCAGCGACTTTCCGGGCAAGCATGACAAACAGGAGAAAGATATTGACTACTGAAGCCGCGCTACCAACTGAGGCCATGATCGCCGTTGGTATGGAGGCCATGAGCTGTCTTAGGCAAACAGATGAATACAAGCGCATGACCGGATGCCAACAAGGGGCCGAATCAGCACGGGTTTGTTGGGCTGCGATGGTTGCAGAAATGCATAGCGGCCAACCGCGACAAGACAGGCTGCCCAGCGACAGTGAAGTCCTCACGGCTTGGGCTGAGTCACATTGGGCCACCTACGACGAAGACCCAGCTGGCGTTGTGAAATTTGCCCGCCTTTTGCTTCAGCGGTATGAGCAAGCCGTACTGCAATCCCCTGAAATCCAAAAGATGAAAGTGGATCGAGATGTACTAAGGGGTGCGGTGCGAATCCTGTCTTTTGCGATAGAAGAGATCTCCGAAGATGCCGGCGTGGATCTGAACCGAGCCATGATTTGCTTACTCGACGCAGAGACCGGCGAAGAAACGTGCAACCCTGTTCCTGCAAGACGCTTTATTGATGGATTTCGTCAAGTGTATGGAGCCAAGACATGACGTTCCAGCAAAAAATGCAGCCGCTTTATGTGGCTGGGGTAGCAATCGGTGCGCCAGCAATGCCTGAGCGGGTTATCGCCGGATGCGCTCTAGTTCTGGTGAGCCTGTCTGCTTGGATGTTTTGGAGTGACAAGAAATGAAGCGTGCAGGAAGAAAGCATTGGGCGCTACTGGACGAGCGCGGGATTATCTACGGAATGACGGTGTACTCCAGCTACAGGGCGGCTACTTTTGCCCAGCAATGGTGCCGTGGGAATCTTGACGCTGTTCTCAAGATTGTTGAAATCGAAATTAAGGTGACAGCATGAGCAAGATCACGATGCTGGAGCCGGTGGCCTGGCGCATATATCGCAGCAAGCGGTGGTGCTTTGCGTATGCGGCAGGTCGCAACTTATGCCAATGCACGGGAGATTGGCAAGGGCTTGTCACCACTGATCAGGCCGAAGCCTACGCCGCCGCCAAGGTACGCGAGGCGCTAGAGGAAGCCGAAGAGGCGGTGACAACACTCTACGAATCCGAAGAGCTACCGCTTCTTCCTGATATAGCAAAGGCAATCAACGCCTGCATGACTCGTGGCAAGCAGTAGCGAGGCCCAGGCAGCCCTTCTTATGAGGGGCATCACATAGGCGGCGGCGTGCCCGGTGAAACTCAAGTGCTATTGCGTCGATTCGACGGCGCTGAATGGATGCACCGAAACCCGGCGACGGAGCGCCCGTAATGCTAATGCTGGAGTTGCGACCAGCCCGCCTATGTGATGGTGCACGCCCCTACAGTAGAGCGCTGGGCGCCGGCTGCTACACCGGCCACCATCACCCTAATTGCACGTTTGGGTAGGCAGCAAACCCTGACCCTTGATGCGACTCGCTGGCAGACGAGTGATAAAGACGTTGCCCGTATTACCCGCGATGCCGAGGAGCTAGGGGGCTGCGTGTCTGCGTAAACGACACGATGTAGGAATTTGGGAATCTTGCATGAGACCTCAGAGGACGGCTGACCCAACAGCGCCGGAAGGACGTAACCGGCACCCTCCAGCCGCAGCATTCCCACTCCCTCAACCATTTCAATATCAAAACCGCCCACGCCATGGGCGGCGGGAGTGCTGCGACTAGAGGGTAATCATTTTCATAAACAACAAAGCCCCACCTTCAAACGAAGCGTGGGGCTTTGCTTTTCTCATCAGGAGGCGCTATGACTGCGCTCGCAAATCTGTTTATGTGGGCTGGCGTGATTTCCATCGCACTGCTGGCTGACAAGTTCTGGGTGCGCTCTGTGCGCCCTCCCCTGGCTGCTCATTTTGGATGGGAGGCCCTACCTGAAGGCAGCGAGACTCCGACCAGTTGGTGCCTGGGGATGCCCGCTGCGTTCTTTGTCATTGCAGTGATCCTGAAATTCATCGCCCCCGCAGCGGGCTTTTAAATATGGCATCAGTCAACAAAGTAATTCTTGTCGGCAACCTCGGGCGAGATCCCGAAGTCCGATACCAGGCCGGTGGCGCCCCCGTGTGCAATATCTCGATTGCGACCACCTCCACATGGAAGGACAGGCAAACCGGCGAGCCACGCGAGGAAACCGAGTGGCACCGCGTCGTGTTCTATAACCGCCTGGCCGAGATCGCCGGCGAATACCTGCGCAAGGGCCGCTCCGTTTACGTGGAAGGCCGCCTGCGCACCCGCAGGTGGACCGGCCAGGACGGCCAGGAGCGCTACACCACCGAAATCATCGCCGAGCAGATGCAAATGCTCGGTCGGCTTGAGTTAGATGACGCATAAGGAAACTCCGCCCTATATGGCATCAATTTCCAACACCGCTGCCACCAAAGCCCTCAGCTCCCCGTACCTGGCTCGCACATGGGACCCGTACTGATGAAAGTGCTGTATGGCTGCCTGCTCACGGAGTTGAGCTGCTTCTAATAGCGCAGGGGTGGTTGCCCTAGCATGCTGAACATCAAGGCTTGCTCTCTCGTACCTAAAGAAAAGCTCGTTGTTAATTTCCATGGTCAGCAAGAATGCTCGGGCTGCAGCATAGGCAGAAATAAACAAATCCCGAACGTCCTCTGATTCGATCATCCCCAACTGACTGGCGCTCGAATCGTATACAGGAAACGGCCATCCCCTAGCATTCATGATAAGGCTCACGCCTTCTGCATCACTTTCATCCTCACCTAGGAGGTGACCCCAACTGCTCTCAAGCCTTTCCCAATTGACTTTGATCTCTGTTTTGAGGTTTTTGATGAGCCTAATCCTGTTCTGATTCTCTTTTTCCGCCTCCAGCTCTTTCCTGCTCTTTATTTGATGGCGAATCAAAAGCACGCCAGAGCCAACCGCGGTTACTGACCCGAAGGCCTGCACCCATGCCGCCCACTCCGCGGAGTTGCTCGGGAACTGCCATACAAAAATTGCGCCAAAAATTAAGCCCGCAATAATACTCAATGCTGCCCAACAAGGCAGCTCCCCTCGCCCATTCATCCCCTTCCTCCGATCTTGTTTTAATCCGACAAGCAATCGGGAGCATAGCCCATCCTGAAAGGAATACACCCATGTGGTTTAAAAACCTGCGTATCTATCGCTTGGATACGGCATTTTCCCTGTCCGCGCAACAACTGGCCGACCTGCTGGCCAAGCATCAATTCGCCCCTGGCGGCAGCCAAGAGCCACTCAGCCTCGGCTGGGTACCGCCGCGTGAAGGTGGTGAACTGGTCCATGAAGTGAACGGTCAGTATCTGATCTGCATGCGGGCTGAAAAGAAGTTGCTGCCGAGCGCTGTGGTCAACCAAGTAGCCCGCGAGAAGGCCCGAGAAATCGAAGAGCAGCAGGGCTACAAGCCAGGCCGCAAGCAAATGAAGGAAATCAAAGAGCAGATCATCATTGATTTGATGCCCCGCTCTCATGCTGTGCAGCGCGACACATTTGTGTGGATCGACACACGAAACCGCTGGTTTGTCATTGATACCGCAGCAGCACACAAGAGTGATGAAGTGCTGGGTCTGTTCGCCAAGAGCGTCGAGCCCTTCCCTGTTCTGCCGCTCTATACCGAGCAGTCCCCCGGTGCCGCCATGACCTACTGGCTGGTGGACGAAGAGCAACTAGCCAACTTTACCGTGGACCAGGACACTGAACTGCGCTCCACCGGTGATAGCGGTGCCACCGTGCGCTACGTCAAGCAAAGCGCCGACATTGACGAAGTGCGCAAGCACGTTGAGGCCGGCAAGCAATGCACCCGCCTGGCCATGACATGGGCGGATCGCATCAGCTTTGTGCTAACCGATGCGCTGGACGTCAAACGCGTGGCCCCACTGGACATCCTGACTGAAAAGCAGGACGTGACAGCCGTCAACGATGACGAAATCTTTGATGCCGACATGACACTGATGACCTCCGAGCTGGCCAGGTTAATCAGTGATCTGGTCGTGGTGCTGGGCGGCGAACGGTCAGCTTGAGCCTCATCTGAAGCGACACCCATAACCCCGCTTGATTGACTCAACCGGGGTTTTTCTTTTCTAGGATCAACCCATGACCACCAAGCAGTTTTTGTTGCCCATCGCCTCGGAGATCACGGTCGATCTTTTCGCTGGCGGTGGTGGCGCATCCACCGGACTGGAGCAAGCCCTGGGACGACACGTTGATATCGCCGTCAACCATGACCCAGAAGCCATTGCCCTGCACACCATCAACCACCCTCAGACTGAGCACTATGTCAGTGATGTGTTTGAGATCAATCCACTCGTTGCCACTCGCGGGCGGCCTGTTGGCCTGCTGTGGGCAAGCCCTGACTGCAAGCATTTCAGTAAAGCCAAGGGCGGCAAGCCGGTGTCCAAGCGCATTCGCGGCCTGGCCTGGGTCGTCGTCAAATGGGCCAAGGCGGTCCGCCCCCGCGTGATCATCCTTGAGAACGTAGAAGAGTTTCAAACCTGGGGGCCACTGACTGATGACGGCATGCCCTGCCCTGAGCGTAAGGGCCAGACGTTCCAGCTCTGGAAAGAGCAGCTTCGCGCCCTTGGGTACCGCCTGGAATACAAAGAGCTGCGGGCCTGCGACTATGGCGCTCCCACCATCCGCAAGCGGTTCTTTATGGTGGCTCGGTGTGATGGCCTGCCTATCGTATGGCCGCAGCAGACGCACTTTGCCAAACCAGCCAAGGGCCAGTTGGCCTGGCGCCCGGCATCGGACATCATCGACTGGTCCATTCCATGCCCAAGTATCTTTCTCACAAAAGAGGAAGGACGAGCTCTAGGAATTAAGCGCCCACTGGCAGATGCAACATGCCGGCGCATTGCAAAGGGTGTTATGCGGTACGTGATAGAGGCAGAGGACCCATTCATCGTGCCGGGTGGCGTCAGCTTCGTCACAAAGTTTCGTTCCGGCTCGGTAGGCACAGGCCTGGATGAGCCGCTGCACACCGTTACGGCCGGTGGCGAGACAAAACGGATGAGCACAGGAAACGTGATGGGAATGGTGACGGCCTTCTTGGCCAAACACTACACCGGCGTGGTAGGCAGCGACCTGCAAGACCCTATTGGTACGGTTACCAGCGTGGATCACCACAGTCTGATCACGGCCAACCTGATTCACATGGGACACGGCGAAGGGAAGGCAGGCGGCAAACGGTTCAGTCATGGCATCCGCGATGTTGAGCAATCGCTGAATACCGTGACGGCATCCGGCTGCCCTGCAGGTCTGGTCACAAGCCATCTGGTGAGGCTGCGTAATAACCAATTCGGTCAGAGCCATGACGAGCCTATGCCGACACTGACAGCCGGCGGCGGGCATGTTGGAGAAGTTCGCTCATTCCTGGTGAAGTATTACGGCAATGAGCAGGATGGGGTGAGTTTGCACGAGCCTCTACACACAATCCCCACCCGTGACCGCTTCGGGCTGGTGACAGTCCATGGTGTTGATTACCAGATCGTGGATATTGGCCTGCGCATGCTGACACCACGCGAACTTTACCGCGCCCAGGGCTTTCCTGACTCGTACATCATCGACCGCAAACCTGACGGCAGCCCACTCACCAAGACGGCGCAGGTACGCATGTGTGGTAACAGCGTCTGCCCACCACTGGCCCATGCTCTGGTGCGGGCGAACTACTCCGATCAGCAGATCTCCCCTCGGGAGAAAGTCGCATGACACATAGTGCCTACAGCAACAAACCCCTGCCCCGCCTTCGACACATCGAACCGGGGCAAATTTTTATCTTGAGACACGACCCCGTGCCCCGCGTTCTGCTTCACAAAACAGGGCGCCACGGTCATTTCAACAACGGATATGCATCCCTCTGCCATGAGCTCGATATCGGGTGTGTGGTGTGGGGTGAGAACGGATGGAGAGCCAGAGAATGACGGCTACTGTTTTAGACCCCTGCTGCGGTGGCCGCATGATGTGGTTTGACCGCCAGGACCAGCGGGCCCTGTTCGGAGACATCCGCAGCGAGAACCACACGCTTTGCGACGGACGGGCCTTCAACATCACGCCCGATCTGAATATGGACTTTCGGGCTATGCCCTTCCCCGACGAGAGTTTCCGTCTTGTGTGCTTCGATCCACCACACCTGCGTCACGCTGGGCGGGAATCCTGGCTACGAGCCAAGTACGGAATCCTCAGTGACGACTGGCAAGACGATCTGCGCCGTGGCTTTGCGGAATGCTTCCGCGTTCTCAAGCCCGAGGGTGTGCTGATCTTCAAATGGAATGAGATCCAGATTCCAACGCGCCAGATTCTTGAGCTGACCCCAAACAAGCCCTTGTTCGGCCATCCCAGCGGCAAACGCGCCGATACCCATTGGATCACCTTCATGAAAGGACGGTCATGAGCACCAACCCACACAACCAAGCACGCTCTACCCCGCAAGAAGCGTTCAACCTCGCCCGCGCAGCACAGGTATACGGAACACGCGCATTCATCCCTGTTACGTCCAAAGCCGCCCCAAATTCAAACTATCGCGAACTCATGGAGAAGAAGCGATGAGCACAGAAACGCAAAACAACGCCCTTGAGAGCGCGGAGCCGTTGGTAGCACGAGATCTATTGCGTCGCGCAAAGATGGTGCTTCAACTCGTAGATAAGGACAAGGGCTCAACCATTTGTACCGGCGGCCTGATCAGCGACATATCAACTTATCTCGCCGCCCCCATTGCCGCCCAGCCAGACCCCACCCAGCAGGACGCCACCTTGCACGCCGAAGTGCTGGACATGGTGCGGATGCTTGAGGCCAACGAGTGGGCCGATCATTGCGGGCAATCTGAGCTTGGTAAGCGTCTGGAGTGGGCAATCACCGCACTACAAAACCAACCACAGAATATTCCAGAAATTATTCCTGAGTCTGCCAAGCTGGACGCCGACAAGGTGCAAGCTGACCTTTTAAATTTCCTGATCGAAATAGTGGATGCAGTGATCGCAAGCGATGAAGAAGGGCTGATCGAGCATTCGGAAACCATCATCAAGGCCCGCGCCGCCATTGACGCAGCACGTAAGGAGGCTGCCCATGGATGACCTCACCCACCGCTTGCGCTGCAAGTATCCAATGGGACCGATCCAGGCCAATGGTGAGCCGGAATTTGGATGGCGGGACTTTAGTGGGCCTGCCGAGGGTGTGGTCCTGCCTACAGCAATCATGCTCGAAGCTGCGAACCGGATCGACCAACACCAAAGAACCCTGGCCAACATCGAGGCCTTCGTCGCCTGCGATGCGTCCGCTATCTCGTACCAAAGCCTGGGCCAGTATCGAACTGCCCTGCTGCGGATGCTGCGCCAGGCGCCGGCAGCCAAGGAGCTTGGCGCATGAGCATTTCTCCCGAGGCTGCTGAAGCCGGACGCAAAACACTCTGGGAGCTGTTCCTCAAGTGGGTTGACAGCCTACCCCTTTAATTCTTTGATCAGGAAAAAGACATGAACTACAGCTGTGAGAAACACAGTGAAGCCCAGGTGCATCGCGGTCGAACCTGCGTGGCGTGCGAAATCGAGAATCTGCAACAGCAAGTCACTCGCGCCCAATTCCCCGCAACTCGGATGTGGAATTGGATGAACAACCCGGAAAACGCTAAAGACCTCACGGGTGAGCAGCTACGGCAGCGATTCTTGCGGGAGTTCCGGCAAGCCACATGACGCAGGATCGAATTTTGGAAGTTCTGGCTGTTACGGCCAAAGATTGGAATCTACCCGCCCCCGAGGCGGGTTTTTGATGGGAGTAAGATATGCAACAACGCGACTTGATCGACATTAAGCAGACTGCTGCTATGCTTGGAGGCCTGCACCCTGAGCACGTTCGTGGGCGCCTCATGAAGCGGGCTGACTTCCCGCGCCCTTTCCGAATTGCTGGCCGCGTAATGTTGGACCGCCTTGAGGTGGCGAAGTGGATTGAAATGCAGCGCCAACCGATTGACGGCCGCACTACGCAAAAATCACGCAACACCCTCCTGAAAACCGCATGAAATCATCACTTAGTGGTGCTCGGGGGGGGCACCAAATAACTTGCGGGTTTCATGAGAATTTGGAATCTCGCGCAAAATAGTAGTGAGGGAAAATTTGACGCCCTCGCCGGTAGCCCGCCATCGCGCGGGCTTTTTTGTTTCACGATGACTCCAGCCCGGTAGTTCGCTGGACTGCGCCGTAGCTCGATACAGCAGGTTTATCAATAGCTTACGCGCGTCCATCATATGCCGGTGCTTTCTGAAACTTGACCCGGTTTTCCCTCGCGCCGCTCCTATCTGGCTCTTGGAATCCGGGTCGTTCCAAGGAGTCATCATGGCAAAGATCAAGCTCACCAAGACCGCCGTGGAGGCGGCCCAGCCCCAGGCCAAGGATGTTGAACTGCGGGATACCGTGGTGCCCGGCTTCCTGTGCAAGATTACCCCGACGGGCCGCCGGGTGTTCATGCTCCAGTACCGCACGAACTCCGGCCAGCCCCGCAAGCCCTCGCTGGGGCTGTACGGGGAGCTGACCGTCGAACAGGCACGAGTCAAGGCACAGGACTGGCTGGCCGAGGTTCGCCGGGGCGGCGACCCCGGCGGCGCCAAGGCCGAGGCGCGCAAGGCGCCCACGATGGCCGAGTTGTGCAAGAAGTTCATGGAGGACTACTCCAAGAAGCGCAACAAGCCCAGCACGCAGGACGGCTATCAGGGCGTCATCGACCGCAACATCATCCCGCTGCTGGGCCGCAAGAAGGTGCATGACGTGAAGCGGCCCGACATTGCCGGGCTGATGGAGAAGCTGGCCTACAAGCCGACCGAGGCGAACAAGACCTTCGGCGTGCTGCGCAAGATGTTCAACCTGGCCGAAGTGTGGGGCTACCGCTCGGACGGCACGAATCCGTGCCGCCACGTCCCGATGTACCCGCCGGGCAAGGAAACCCGGCTCATCGTGGACGAGGAAATGGTGCGGATCTTCCGCCATCTGGAGAAGCTGGAGGCGGAAGGGCTGGAGAACTACGTCATCCCGTTGGCGATCCGGCTGCAATTCGAGTTTGCCGCCCGGCGCTCCGAAATCTGCCCGCTCCAATGGAGCTGGCTGGACTTCGAGAACCGGCGCGTGGTGTGGCCCGACAGCAAGGTCGGCGGCATTTCCAAGCCCATGAGCGAGGAAGCGTATCGGCTGCTTTCGACGGCACCGCGTCGGGAGGGCTGCCCCTATGTCCTGCCATCGCCCAATGACCCGACCAAACACCTGACTTTTGGCGAGCACTATGGCGGCTGGTGCCGGGTGCTCAAGGCCGCCGGCGTCCCGCACGTCGGCACGCACGGCATCCGCCATCGCTCGACCACCGACATTGCCAATTCGGGCGTGCCGACCAAAGTGGGCATGAAGTTAACGGGCCACAAGACCGTAGCGATGTTCATGCACTACGTCCACACCGAAGACAAGCCGGTGCGCGATGCGGCCGAGCTGGTGGCCAGCCGGCGCCAGGCTATCACGGGCACGCGGCAGCTTGCGGAGGCGACGGCATGAATGGGCGCCGGTCATCCGCAGCATCGTCCGCAGCGCCTTTGGCGCTGCTGGGCGACATTCGGGTACTGATCGAGGAGGCGCGCAAGCGCGCCGCCTCGACGGTGAATAGCGAGCTGACGATGCTCTACTGGCGCATCGGCCAGCGCATCCACACGCAGGTCTTGGATGGGCGCCGGGGCGCTTATGGCAAAGAAGTCCTGCCCACCTTGGCGGCGCAGTTGGTGAAGGAATACGGCAGCAGCTTTGCCGAGCAGAACCTGCGCCGCATGGTGCAGTTCGCGGCCACCTTCCCCGACGAGCAGATTCTCGTATCACTGATACGAGAATTGAGCTGGACGCACTTCATCGCACTAATGCCGCTGAAAGACCCGCTCCAGCGGGACTACTACGCGCAGATGGCGAGCGCCGAACGCTGGAGCGTGCGGACGCTGCGCGAGCGCATCGACTCGATGCTGTACGAGCGCACGGCGCTGTCCCAAAAGCCGGGCGAGACGATCGCGCAGGAACTGGCGACGATGCGCGATGCGCAGCGCATGTCGCCCGCCCTGGTCATGCGCGACCCGTACATCCTCGACTTCCTGGGGCTGCGGGACACTTGGCAGGAAGGCGACTTGGAGGCGGCGATCATCCGCGAAATGGAGTCGTTCTTGTTGGAGCTTGGCGCGGGCTTCAGCTTCGTGGCCCGGCAGAAGCGCATCCAAATTGACGGCGAGGATTTCCATCTCGACCTGCTGTTTTACAACCGCAAGCTACGGCGGCTGGTGGCAGTGGAGTTGAAGGTCGGCGAGTTCAAGGCGGCTTTCAAGGGACAGATGGAGCTTTACCTCCGCTGGCTGGACAAGCACGAACGCGAGCCGGAGGAAGCCTCGCCGCTGGGGATCATCCTTTGCACCGGCAAGAAACGCGAGCAGATCGAATTGCTGGAGCTGGACAAGTCAGGCATCCACGTCGCCGAGTACCTGACCGCCTTGCCGCCGAGGGGCGTGCTGGTGGAGCGACTGCAACAGGCAACGCAGCGGGCGCAGTTGCAGATCGAGCAGCGCAAGACCGACAACGAGTAGTCCTTTCCCAAGCAGTCTGGCGTCCCGGCGTGCCGCCGTCGCGCTGTCGTGCTGCGCATCGAGCCTCGCTGCGCGAGTCTCGCCCCATGCGGGCTTCCATCACTTACGCCTCCGGCCCGGCTCGCTGATCCGAGCCTGCGCGCTCCGCTTGCCTAAAACCCGCGTGCGTAGGGTGGTGTGAGGGGGCGGTCTTGCTGTGTCCCTTCACCGTATCACGGCGTTCTCGCCGTGCAAGGGCTGCGCGCGCGGTGCGCGCTTGCGTCCTGGCGGCCGTCTGCGACCCCTGACTGCTGCGCTGCGCCGTGAGGCCGACGGTTCCGGGCAATTCCGCCCTTGCAACCGGAGAACCGTCATGAACGACAAATCACACGTTTCCCTCGAACAGCACGTTTGCCTGGTCTGCGGCACGACGTTCGATACCGGCGCGATCCTGCTGGACAAGCGCCTGCGCGCGAGCCTGGAGCGCCACACGGCGACCGGCTGGGGCCTGTGCCCCGAGCATCAGAAGCTGGCCGACGATGGCTTTGTCGCGCTGGTCGAATGCGATCCGCAGCGCAGCGGCTCGCAGGCTGGCGGGCGCATGAAGCCCGAGCAGGCGTACCGGACGGGCCGGCTGGCCCATCTGCGGCGCACGGTGTTCGCGCAGGTGTTCAACGTGCCGATCGCGGACGAGCAGGCTTGCGTGTTCGTTGAGCCTGGCGTGATCGAGCACTTGCAGTCGATGACGGCGCCGACGGCGGGCTGATTGCGTCGTGCGGCCCTCGGTGCGTCGCTCCTTCGCGGGCGGCGCACTTTTCCATATCCCCCCATGGGGGATATAATTACCACATGAACGCGACACACAAGCACTCAACCCATCCCGATCTCGTGAAGCGGCTGAAACGTGCCGATGGTCATCTTCGGCACGTCATAGGGATGATCGAAAGTGGGGAATCCTGTCTCGACATCGCCCGCCAGCTCGCGGCGGTGGAAAGCGCGGTCACGGCCGCAAAGCGCGTCCTGATCCACGACCACATCGACCATTGCCTAGCGCATGACGAAGACTCCGTTTTGACCGAAATGAAGGCACTGACCAAACTGCTTTGAGGCCCGCCGATGCTCTCCGTCCTGAAGAACCGTACCTACCGTCACCTGTTCGCCGCTCAAGTGATTGCGCTTGTCGGCACGGGCCTGATGACGGTAGCCCTTGGCCTGCTTGCCTACGATCTGGCCGGGGCGAATGCCGGCGCGGTACTCGGAACGGCACTTGCCATAAAAATGCTTGCCTATGTCGGAGTCGCCCCGGTCGCGCAGGCTTTCGCCGACCGGCTGCCGCGACGGTCGTTGCTCGTTGCCCTTGACTTAGTACGAGCATCCGTTGCGCTCTGCTTGCCCTTTGTCAGCGAAATCTGGCAAATCTATCTGCTGATCTTCGTCTTGCAAGCGGCGTCCGCAGGCTTCACGCCGACCTTTCAAGCCACTATCCCAGACATCCTTCCGGACGAAGACGAGTACACGAAAGCACTGTCGCTTTCCCGGCTGGCCTACGATTTGGAAAGCCTGATTTCCCCGATGCTGGCCGCCGCGCTACTGACGGTCATCAGCTTCCACAACCTGTTTGCCGGAACGGTTCTCGGCTTCCTCGTGTCAGCCGCGCTGGTGGTCAGCGTGAGGCTTCCCACAACCGTTCCCGGCCCGCGTCGTGGCATATGGGATCGCACTACGCGGGGCACGCGCATTTACCTCGCCACACCGCGCCTTCGGGGTCTGCTGGCGATCAGCCTCGCTGTGGCAGCAGCGGGGTCAATGGTGATCGTGAACACGGTGGTCATCGTGAAGGCACGCTTCGGCCTGGGCGAATCCGAGGTGGCGTGGGCGCTGGCGGCCTTCGGAGGCGGGTCGATGGTTGCGGCCTTCGCGCTGCCTCGCCTGCTCGACAAGATTGCTGATCGACCTGTCATGATTGCGGGAGCGACGATGCTGGTTGTGGGAACGGCAGCCGGGGCAATGATTCCGACCTATGCCGTTCTGGTGGTGATCTGGTTTGTGGTCGGCTTCGGCTACAGCGTGGCGCAAACACCTTCCGGCCGGCTGTTGCGCCGCTCCGCTCATCCCGAGGATCGCCCTGCGGTCTTTGCCGCGCAATTCGCCCTGTCCCATGCGTGCTGGCTCATTTGCTATCCCTTGGCCGGTCGCTTCGGCGCTGCCTTTGGGCTGCAATCGACCTTCATCATCATGTCGCTGATTGGTCTTGTCGGAGTGGGACTGGCGCTGTGGCTCTGGCCCGCTAGAGATTCTTCCGACATCGCCCACGATCACCCTGATCTACCGCCCGATCATCCTCACTTGCGCGAACATGCAGACAGAGGCGGGCACCGTCATCCCATGATCGTTGACGATCTGCACCGGGACTGGGCGCGCATTTAAGAACAACCCGCCTTTCACATCGCTGATGCTTCCGGCCCGGATGGCTATTCGGGCCTGCGCGCTTCGCTTACCGAAAACCAGAGTACGTGGAGGTGCGAGGGAGGCGGTCTTGCTGTTCCCCTCATCGCGCCACGGCGTTCTCGCCGTCAAGGGCTGCGCGCCGACGGCGCTTGCGTCCTGGCGGCCGTCGTTGACCCCTGACTGCTTGCGCTCCGCCGTGCCCTGCAAGGGTCGGGCAATTCCGCCCGGCAACCTTTCAGGAGTTCACCATGAACAACGCACTCATCACCGACGAGCAGCGCATCGTGCTGCTGACCAACGGCCGCGAATCCTTGGAGAACCCGGACTTCGATCCGGCCCCCGTGGTCAAGCTGTTCACGCCGGACGCCGGCGCGACCTGGCTACTGACCGAGATTGATCCCGATGACCACGACCACGCCTTTGGTCTTTGCGACCTGGGCTTGGGGGCGCCGGAAATCGGCTGGGTCAGCCTGGGCGAACTGGCGACGGTGCGCGGCGGGCTGGGCCTGCCGATTGAGCGCGACCTGTCTTTCCGCGCCGAGAAGCGGTTGAGCGCCTATGCGCGCGATGCGCGCTTGGCCGGGCGGATCGCTGTCTGACCTGGCCGTGGGAGCGCCGCAAGGCGCTCCTTGTGCTTTCTCGACCATCGAAGGAGATCAATGCCATGAGCAGCCATCACGACTACATCATCGAAATCACAGCACAGCACGATGCGCTCAAGCCGTTCGCGCCGGAGAACGGCCAGCCCTTGCGCTTCAAGATCGGCGACGCGGTGATCTACGCCAACGAGTACGGCGCACAGTTCCGGCGCCGCGTCACCGGGTTCTACCAGCCCACCGGGCTGTCGGGTCTGTACGCGCACGGTGCGCGCTACCTGCTGGACTCGTCATCGCCGTGGATGCCGGTATCGGAATCCAGCCTGCGCCCTGACGACTCGGCGTGATGCCTGCGCGCCCCTTGCGGGGCACTGCGCGCTTCGCTTGCCTCCAGGGGAAAGCCCTCGGGCTATCCCCGCCGCGCGATGCTTGGCGCCCCTCAAAGACCGCCGGATCGGCCAGACCACAGCAGTCGCTGTCGAACCTGTTTCCCGATGACTGGCGCATGAGCTTGTGCATCGAGCCTTGAAGTCAGGGCGTCCCCGGCCAAGAAACATGGCCGGTCGCGCTCTCGTGCGCGTAGCGCATCGAGCCGCCTGCGGCGTCTCGCCCCTGACGGGCTTCCATCGTTCCCTCGCTCCGCTCGGCTGACGCCTACGGCCCGGCTTCCAGCTTCGGGCCTGCGCGCTTCGCTTGCCGTGCGGTCGGCGTGTGGAGGGGCCGTTGCCATGCCCAGCCGTCTCCCCTGACTTCATCACCTTGTCCGCGACTGTAGCCCGCGGCCGTGTGCCGTCAAGGCGCGCAGGGCCGTGTCCTCGGCTGCGCCTGCGGGCCGCACCAACCCTGCGCTTGCCTCCTTGACGGCCCCCGTCCGCGCGCTCCTGACCGTCGCGGGCGATGAACTCAGGAAAGACGGTGGCAACAGGGCCAACCGGGTTCCTCGTGCCGACCGCACCAAACAGCCGAAAGGCTGGGCTCCGAATCTAGGAATCCGGTGTGCGGTGAACAGCAAACCTTTTTTTCTTTGTCAGGAGAAAGATCATGCAACTCGCATCCCGCTTCGCTTCCCGTTCCCCGGTGCTGCGTTCGGAACGTCCCTTGTCCGACGACCAAATCCGGGCCGTGGCTCCGTCCATCTTCGCGGACGCCCCGCACGAAAGCCGCTCCGAGCGGTACAGCTACATCCCCACCGCTACCGTGCTGCAAGAACTGCGGGGGGAAGGCTTCGAGCCTTTCATGGTGACGCAAACCCGCGTGCGCCACGACGACCGCCGCGACTACACCAAGCACATGATCCGGCTGCGCCACGCGAGCCAGATCAACGGCCGCGAGGCCAACGAAATCATCCTGCTGAACTCCCATGACGGCACCAGCAGCTATCAGATGCTGGCCGGGATGTTCCGGTTCGTATGCAGCAATGGCCTTGTCTGCGGCGACACCGTGGCGGACGTGCGCGTACCCCACAAGGGCGACGTAGCCGGGCACGTCATCGAAGGCGCTTACGAAGTCTTGCACGGCTTCGACCGGGCGCAGGAATCCCGCGATGCCATGCGCGCCATCACGCTCGACGCCGGGGAATCGGAAGTGTTCGCCCGCGCTGCGCTGGCGTTGAAGTACGACGAGGACAAGCCCGCGCCCATCACGGAATCGCAAATCCTGATGCCGCGCCGCCATGACGACGACCGCCGCGACCTGTGGAGCGTGTTCAACCGCACGCAGGAGAACTTGACCAAAGGCGGCCTGTCCGCCCGCGCCGCGAGTGGCCGCCGCCAGACCACCCGGCCCGTGCAGGGCATCGACCAAAGCGTGCGCCTGAATCGCGCCCTGTGGCTGCTGGCCGATGGCCTGCGCCAGTTGAAAGCCTGAATCCCCACGCGGCAGGGGCAGGCAGCAGCCCTTGCCGCTTCTCTCGCTGCTGCATCCCTAACCGCAAGGAGTTATCACCATGAACGCCGTACTCAAAACCGAAGCCGTCGCCATCGAAGCCGCCGCACCGCTGGAAATGGCCGACCCGTCCAAGAACCTGATTCTGGTTCCGCTCTCGCAGTTGCTGCCGCGCCGCTCCAAGCGCAACGCCCGCAAGATGCCGCGCCTGTCCATCCCCGAACTGGCCGCGAGCATTGCCCGCATCGGCCTGCTGCAAAACCTGATCGTCATCCTTTCCGCAGATGGCGAGGCTTACGAGGTGGTGGCAGGCGACCGCCGACTGACCGCCTTGAGGCTGCTGGCGAAGAAGAAGCGCATTCCCGCCGACTACGAAGTGCCGTGCCTGCTGGTGCCCGATGCTTCGGCCCGTACCGTCAGCCTCGCGGAAAACCTGATGCGCGAGCAGATGCACCCCGCCGACCAGTTCGAGGCGTTCGCCGCGCTGGTCAAGGAAGGCCGGCCCATCGAGGACATTGCCGCCGACTTCGGCGTGTCCCCGCTGGTGGTGCAGCGCCGCTTGAAGCTCGCCCACATCGCGCCGCGCCTGATGGCCGACTACCGCGCCGGAACCGTCACGCTGGAACAGTTGATGGCCTTGACCATCACCGACGACCACGCCGCGCAGGAAGCCGCGTTCTTTGGTGCGCCGGAATGGCAGCGCAGCCCGTCCAAGCTGCGCGAGCGCCTGACCGAACGCGAAATCGACGCCTCGCACGCGCTGGTGCGCTTCGTCGGGCTGGACACCTACCGGCAGGCAGGCGGCGGCGTCCGCCGCGACCTGTTCGCAGAAGGCGATGCCGGAACCTACCTCACCGATACCGCAGTGCTGGAAACGCTGGTGCGCGACAAGCTGGCAACGCTGGCCGAGGACGAGCGCGCCGAGGGGTGGGCATGGGTGGAGGCCGTGCCGCATCTGGCCTACGAGGAACGGCAGGCGTTCCAGAACGCTCCGCGCCATCGCCGCGAGCCGACCACCCGCGAAGCCCGCCGCATCGCCTCGCTGGAAACCCGCCTCGAAAAGATCGACGCCGAACTGGAAGAAGCCTGCGACGCCGAGGACGAGGCCAAGGCCGAGAAGCTGGAACAGCGGCGCGATCAGGTGGTCGGGGAACTGCAAGACGCGGAGGATGCCTTGCAGGGCTATGCCCCCGAGGTGCGCGAGGTGGCCGGTGCCATCGTCACCATCGACCGCAACGGCGAGGCCGTCATTCATCGCGGCCTGCTGCGCGAAGCCGAGGCCAAGGCGCTGCGCACGCTGGAAAAGCTGCGGCGCGGTTTCGGCAGTGCCGAAGGCGAAGCCGCCAACGACGAGCACGAGGACGCCGACGACGCGCCCAAGGCCGCGAGCCTGTCCGACCGGCTGGCGCAGCGGTTGAGCGCCCACCGCACGGCGGCGCTGCAAATCGAAGTTGCACGGCATCCGCATGTCGCGCTGGCCGCGCTGGTGCATGGCATGGTGCAGACCGTCTTGCAGCCCGACGCCTACGGCGATGGCCTGCCGCTGGGCGTGCGCCTCACGGCGCAAGACCGACTGGAAGGCATGGCCCCGGACTGGCCGGAATCGCCCGCTGCCGTGGCGCTGCGCGAACTGCAACAGGTGGCCGGTGAAGCCTTGCCGGAGGACAGCGCCGAACTGCTCGCTGTGCTGCTGGCGAAGTCGCAAGACGAACTGGTGCGGTTGCTGGCCGTGTGCGTGGCTTCCACGGTGGACGTGGTGACGCCTCGCGCCACGGCGCACCAGCCCGGCGAGGAACTGGCGCAGGCCGTGGGCCTCGACATGGCCGCATGGTGGAAGCCGACCGCAGAAGGCTACTTCAAGCACGTTTCCAAGGCTGTGATTCTGGATGCCGTGGGCGCGTTTGCACCGGAATCTGTCACCCGGCTGGCGAAGCTCAAGAAGGCCGACATTGCCAGCGAGGCCGAGCGGCTGGCCGATGGCACGGGCTGGATGCCCGCCATCTTCAAGGCCGCAGGCCCGCAGAATGCCGCGCAGGAGGCAGGCCCGGAGCAGGACGCCCCGGAGGATGCCGAGGCAATGGCGGATGAACCAGCCGAGGCGCTGGCCGCTTGACCCGCGCCGAAGGCAAGCGCCCCGGTCGAGGCCGGGGCGCTTCGCTGCAAGGAGAAGCCCCCATGACCCGCACCACCATCAGCCGCCCGCGCATGGCGGCGATCTACGCCCCCGGCACGGTGCGCGCCCGCCGCTGGCACGGCGACGGCGACGTGCGCGGCTACCGCCCGCCCTTGGGCTGGTCGGCTTGCGCTGACCTCACCGACATTCATCCCATCACGGGCCACGCCTTGCCGCGTGCCGTGTGGTGGCTCATCGAGACGAAGAAATAACCGCGTTCAGCACCGCGCCCAGGCCGTTCCGACCTGGGCGCGGTGGACGCAAAATCCGGGCGCGGCAGTGGCCGCGCCCGGTGTTCCAAGCCCGCAACCGAATCGGAACGCCGCCGCCATCACGGCAGTTCAGGCGGCGGCGTTGACGTGACCGGGCTTCCCGCCCGGCAATGGCCGGCCCGCATGGGCCTGCAAGCCGAAGCGCCCGCAGTGCGCGGGAATCACCAGCGGTTTTCGACTTGCCGCGTGCATACCCTGCAGCGTAGGCCGCGCCAATTTCATCAGAGGCAT